TGTTTCTGGAATCGTAGAGGCTCAAGAGCGTCTTGCTTCCGCCACTGGTCGTAAGACTGCTACGCGTGAGGAAAAGCAGCGTCGTCTAGCTGGTATCCTTGCTGACAAGGACAACTACATGGTCCGTCTGGGCCAGGGTATGATTGGTCCTATCCAGCTCAAGCTTCGTTATCAGGGTATGACCCGTAACGTTCTTCTGGAAGACCCACTGACCCCTGGTGTACCTGTCATGTACGACGTTCTTGACGAGTACGGTCAGGCCTACATCCTGTCGGGTAACGAGGGTGAGGTTCGTGTAACCCCATTCGAAGGTAAGAAGGTTCCGGTCCGCCTATTCCGTATTGCCACCTTCCCACAGATCAAGAAGGAAGACCTCTGGTACCTCAGAGTCAACATTGTAGAATACGCTCAAGACATGAGCAAGCAGGCCATCATGATGCAGGAAGACGCCCGTCTTATCACTGTTCTTGAAGCCGCTATCAACAACTACGCCGTTGACCCCAACCACACGGTCAGCCCCAACCACGTTGTTAACGAGCTTTCGGGTTACGTAACCCCTGACTCGATGTACGACCTGGTCGCCCTCATCGAGGTCCACCAGTTGGAGGCCAGCCGTCTGCTGTTCAATCCCATCGACTACCGTGACCTCTACAAGTGGGACATCAACCAGACCGGTTGGGCCTTCAAGGACCGCGTTGTAGCCGGTGAGCGCATTGTTCAGTTCGGTGGTTTCCAGGTTCAGCGTAGTATCGAGGTTCCCCAGGGTACCGTTTACATGACCCCAAGCCCCGAGTTCCTCGGTGTCTTCCCCGTCATGTACAGCCTCGACGTTGAAGAGAACAACACCCCTGAGAAGTTCCACAAGGGTTGGGTCATGGATGAGCTCGTCAGCGAGATTGTTCTTAACCCACGTGGCCTCGGCAAGATCGTCAAGGCCTAGTAGTACCTGCAGCATTAGCCGGGGAGCGATCCCTGCGAAAGCAAATCGCCCCGGCACTTGCTGTGTTATATAAAACACTTCTAGAATTCCTAGATCTGTTAGGGCAGCCAAGCCCCTTGAAACAAGGAGAATAAAAATGGCAAGAAGCGTATCACGATCCAGCGATGTCAGCAGCGAGAGCGTCAGTGTCCCGGTAACGGATCTTGGCGGTCACATTGAAGATCACCGCCCAGATCCATCAGACCTTAGTGCTGCAAGAAGCAGTGGTGCTGTAAACTTTCAGGGGCTCAAGAGCATCCAGACCAATGACTGGATTGAGAACCTGATGACAGGCAGCACTCTTTTCCGTAGCGACAAGGGCAGTTTTAAGTTGTCCGCTGCTGGTTATCATGGCAGTATTCAACCTATTTCTGCAGACATCCGTCAGGACCCATACGTTCTGCGGGCTGTACAACGTGGCAGAATCGCTTTTCTGAGTGAAGATGATGCCATGGAAAAGATCTCAACTCTCGTTGATGAGAGCGATTCTAGTGAAAGCCACCTGGATCGACTCCGCGAGAGCCTGTCTGTTGGTGCTAGCGATAACAATGGCATGTACAAGATTGATCTTCCAGACGAGGCAGAGCCCAAGGGCCCAAGCCAGAGTTGGGAGCAAGTTTGGAATAATAGCACTAGTAACCCAAAGCCTAAACCGAACAAGTAGATAGTAGGGCTGTTGCTCTACATATCATAAGGAGCACGCATGAGCGACAAAACAGAAAAAGCAGCAGCCCCTGTAGAAGAGACCTTCGTTACCGACAGTGGATCGCTAAAGGCAGTAATTCCTAGCGGTACTGTGCTTAGCGGTACCACGTACTCTAACCAGCCCTGGTTCAATGTCTGGCTACCACAAACATTCCCTGGAGCTGTTGTAAGCGGCGTTGCAACCCCAACTCTTAGCGGAACTGGTTGGGCTGGTCAGAATAATACTGGATTTGTATTCCAGAATGACCAGTACAACACTACCAACAGAGGCTTCTAGAGTTCTGTGCACTCACTATCCAGTAAATCTTTTAAAAGAATAGGTGACATATAATGCCAATAACCCCAAACGTTTCTCAGGAGCAGGCCAACAAAGCCACGCTGCGTGCTCAAACACGTGGTGGCGTTACTCCTGCAAACCCTAACCCTCCAATTGACGAGGCCAACCTGGTCAATGCTTTTGCTCAGGCCAGTGGTATCCTGCGCTTGACCGGTGTGCTCAGTACTAGCAACTTCACCATCAGTGGTAATGGTACCGGTGTTAAGACCGCTACCATCACTGGTAGCAGTGCCAAGGTAAGTGACCTGGTTTCTGCTCTTGCTGCTGGCCCTCTGAGTGCAAGCAACTTCTTTGTTAATGCTGGTCCTGCTCAGCTGCTCAAGGGTAACACCGGGGCTGCTAACGGTGGTGCTGTTGTTGACATTATTGTACCCAGCGGTATTATTCTATCAGTGGTCAGCGGTACAGGTACTCCTCCAACTCTTACGGCTGTATCACTATCCGGTGCTCTGGGCACAAGCTACCCCAGCTATGTAGGCACGCCTAACGTTACTCCCAACTGGATCGATGACGCAACGGTTCACTACTACCCTGTTGGCTTTGGTGGTATGATCTCTAACAGCACCATCCTTACCGGTGGCACCACGATCACAACCACTGGCACGCTCACTCAGCAGCAGCAGGTTCGTCAGATCAACACTATCCCCAGCGAAACACAAGAGTATGATGGTTACTTTGCCACATATAGTGGTAACCTGTACCAGACTGCTCAGAAGAGAACCTGGCGCCAGAACAGCTGATGAACGAAGTTATTGCGAACGTAAGTGTCGTATCAATACAAATAATAAGAAGCGACGGTACTCAGGAGTTCCTGGGTGCCGTTACTTCTTCAAAGGAAGATGATGATAACCACAGCCTTGACCAGTCAGGTGAGAAGTAACCTGACTGCAGTGTTAGTTGGGAGCGGATACTCTGCTGCCCAGCCTAGATACATGCAATGGGGTACTGGAGCAGCGCCAGCCCTGGGAACAGATGAAAGTATTAGCAATCCATCTGGACCAAGAGTCGCGGTGTCTGGTAGTTTCCAGACCACGTTCACAACTAACGATACTCTGGTTCTAACCGCTGCTCTAACCAGTAGTGGACCACAGGTTATAACCAACCTAGGGCTTTTTAACGGATCAACCAGCTCTGCTGACACTGTACTAACAGCTCAGCTTAATCCTGGTGCCACAACGGTTAGTGTCTCAGATGCCAGTGTTTTTCCTGGTACATATCCTTTTGATGTACAGGTGCTCAGTGAGGTAATGACAGTTGTATCTGGCACGGGGAATACTCTTACTATTACTCGCCATGCCAACGGCAGCCCTATCAGTACCAATGTAATACCCGCTGGAACTCGCATAGTAGGTGGGAACAACACTGCGAATGGCAATATGTTCTTGAAGTCCAGCTTTGCTGATGGTGTGATTCTTAATCCCGGCGATACGATGTTGGTAAGTGCTAGTATCCAGTTTATTTAAGGTAAAAAATGCAGGTACAACTAGGCAATCAGTACCCAAAGCTCGCCGCCATCCCTGACGATTCTGCGCCAACAGTAACTTACATAACCATACCTGACAGCTATACTGTCACTGATGAAGACGTTCGGGAAATAGCACTCGAGTTCGCTCGCCGTCCGGATATCACCCAGCTACCAGGTCACGAGGCCTTTATCGCCGTTGTTCATGGCAGTGGTGCTTGGGACTCTCATGGCTATGGCACACCTCTCTGGGTGTGGAGCGATAATGCCATCCTGCAAAAGCAGCTACAAGATTTCTATGGCGTTGGTGGCCGCCCTGACGACTACGAGCAGACCCACTACACGCTTAATGACATCCCAGAGGAGCAACAATGATTGTTAACCAGGGGCGTTTGATGTGGGCCCGTGGCCTGTTCGGTGCCGGTAGTTGGAGTACAACTGTATCCGGTGGCACACCTGTTTCATGGGCTGGTGCCGGTAGCACCGCAACCTCTAACAGCTATACCATTAATAACATTGTTGTTACCAGTGGAGCACTACAAGGTTACACTCTTGTAGTAGTTACATCTGGCACCGGTGCAGTTGTATATGCAAATGTTATTAACAACCCAGCTGCTGCATTTGGTCCATGCAATGTCACTGTAGACCAGTGGTACACACCAGGAACCGATGGTAGCACTCCGGGCAGTGTTCCAGGAACAGCTAGCAACTACATGCTGTTCACCGGTACAACACCCAGTTGGTACATGGCACTGGGCAGTGGCAACATGAATGCTGTTACCAACTCCACTATCAATTTGCCAGGTGAGGTCACAACCAGTGGACTCATGCGCAAACCCAGTGTTGTAGCCATCAGCGCTGCACCGACAACCACAGCAACCAGTGGTAGCACTGTTGTAACTCTGACCAGTGTGTTCACAGTTGGTGCATCAGACACGATCCCATTGACCATCAATGGTGTTGGCATCTTTAATACACGTGGAACTGTTTCTGGAACTGGCTATACCGGGCTTATGTTCGCCACTCCGTTTAGCACCAGTGCTACACTGAGCTCGATTGGCGACCAGATAACAGTAACCGAGCAGATCACTGGACCATAACCATGGCTTTGATCATTCCCGAATCACAGAACAATCCAACCTGGCCAGCTCAGGCTGTACTGGATAATACCGACCTTAGCTCTTTGTACCTGCTCGGCCAGGCAACCGGTGTTATCAGTGGCTTCCAGCTGTCAGGGAACCTGACCAACCCCAGTGGCACTGTGATCAGTGGCAATCTAACGCCTGGAACATATTCCATCAGTGGAACAAATACCAGTGTCTCAGCAGCAAGCTTTACAACCGTTGCTGCTAGCACGGGAGACCGTCGTGACATTGTAGTTGTCAGTGGCACAACAGTATCAGTCGTTCAGGGCACTGCTATAACACTGGCTGGATGGAACAATGGTAGCATCACTGATCCTCCGGTCAAGCCAGCTGTACCGGCTGGCACCATGCTTATTGGTGAGATCTATGTGCCTGGGACAGCTGCGTTCACTGCAGTTAGCAATACCTGGTATATCGACAAGACAGCAATCTTTGTGCCTATTCCTGGACCGCAAGGAACCCAAGGAAACCAAGGTTATCAAGGTAGCCAGGGATATCAAGGTCTTAAAGGTAACCAAGGCTTCCAAGGTTTTCAGGGATATCAGGGCTTTCAGGGATATCAGGGCTCTACTGGCTTACAGGGATACCAAGGCTCACAGGGATACCAAGGGTTTATTGGTTATCAGGGCAACCAAGGTTATCAGGGCTACCAGGGTTATCAGGGCTCTCAGGGTTACCAGGGAGTACTCGGCGCTCAGGGATACCAGGGCTACCAGGGTGTTGTATCTGGAACAACTCCACCAGCAGATACAGGTATCCTCTGGCTGGACAGTACCGCTAGCGGCTATGGAACACAGGGGCCACAAGGTTATCAAGGCAGTCAAGGCTATCAGGGTAGTCAGGGATACCAATCAGGAGTACAAGGTTATCAGGGTCCCCAGGGTTTTCAAGGCAGTCAAGGTTATCAGGGTTACCAAGGGTTCCAAGGCACCCAAGGCACCCAAGGCACCCAAGGCACCCAAGGCGTCCAAGGCTATCAAGGCAGTCAAGGCTATCAGGGTTTCCAAGGTTTCCAAGGAACTGTACAGATTGCAAATACTACTGTTACATCTGGAACTACTAACTACATAGCATCTTCTTCCGATAATGGCAAGATGATATTGATTTCTAGTGGGACCCCAAACTTAATATTACCATCAGGAGGATTGACAGCTCCTTGGTTCGCCACATATGTTAATATTGGTGGTGGCCAAATGGTAGTTGGAAGATCTGGTACAGATTCAACTACTCAAATTAATAGATCATCTAGTTCATATTACCCAACCTCTGCTGTCCCATTTTTTGTATGGTCAGATGGTACACAATACTTTGTTAACCCCGCTCTAAATAGTACAGCATACAGTTTTGCAATAGCTGGACCAAGCATAACACTTACGGGAACCAGTGGAACACTCCCCACCAATAGTAAAGTGGTTTACAGCGGCAATGCAAACGCAAACTTTACTGTTCCCTATAGTACAAATCAAAATACCGGACAACCACAATACCTTACAAACGCTTCTAACTATAGTATTACCATTGCTCCAGCATCAGGAACTCTGTATGTTGGTACAAATGCAATTAGCGGTTCATCATCGTACACACTAGGCCCTGGCACTTCAATGATGTATAGTGCCTATAACAATAACCTTTACGCAATTGATATTGGAGGTACTTCTCAAGTAGCTGGCCCCGTACTTACAGTAACTGGTACGGCATATACTGCACAGACTTCTGACAATGGTAGAACTATACAATTTACCAATACTGGTACATCTAGTTATACCCTACCGTCTGGTGGTATGACACCACCATGGTTTGTAACTGCAGTAGCAGTAAGTGGTAATGGACAGTTCTATACTGCTCCAGCAAGTGGTGCAACCCTTAATGGGTTATCTAATTCCAGTCAATTTGGCCTATACGCTACTGTTGGTAAGCCACTATTCATCTGGTCAGATGGCTCCAATTACTATGCCAATCTTGGTATGAATCAAAATGCCTATGCTAAAGCCTCTAATGAATCAACAACTCAGACTTTTACTGGGTCTACTGGGCAAATGAACTTCGGTTCTAGAGTGGTCTATAGTGGTACCGGTAATAGTACAATTACACTACCACAATATGGTGGTAACTTTCCACTAGCAAATACATTTATTAACGTTTCAGCTACTGGTGTAGTTACTATAGGAGTTAATGCTAGTCAAACACTCTATGTGGGTACATCTTCTTATACTAGTGCTACTACACCTGCTTTTACAGTGCCACCTGGTGGGTCGTACAACTTTCAAAGTCAAGCAAGCAACACTATCTATGCTTATGCTGCTAGCCCCCAAACAATAATTGGTGACCTAACTGTTAATTCAAACGGAGCAGCAACTGTTGTTAGTTCAAGTGGTAACTTTACAGTTGGTAGTGGACTAACCGTTAGCGGTACTAGTACTCATATTGGAGCAGCAACATTTAGTGGTACAGTGAGCGTCAGTGGTAATACAGTACTAACTAGTGGTTACACTGCCGGTGGAGATCTAACGGGAACTTACCCTAACCCCACTCTCGCCACAGCTGGTACTGCAGGTACTTATGGTAGTGCATCCCTAGTTCCAATTATCACTACAGATACAAAGGGTCGTGTAACTTCTGTTAGCACTACCGCACCACTAGATGCCACCAAGTTGCCAACATCTGGTGGCACCATAAATGGTAACCTAGTAGTTGCTAGTGGTTTTACTGTTAGTGGAACTAGTACCCAGATTGGTGCTGCAACTTTTAGTGGTTCTGTTGGTATAAGTGGTGCACTAACTGTAGCCAGTGAGGTAGACGCAGGACTACTTACGGCCAGTGGTCTAACAGTACAAAACAATGCTACGATCAGTGGCACACTAGCAATGAACAATACTAAAATTACTGGGCTGGCTAATGGTACAGCTAGTACAGATGCTGCAGCATTTGGTCAGTTGCCAGTTACAAACAGCGTATTTTCATCATCAGTAGTTACTGGGCCATTCACCGTATCAGGGTCATCAACAACAAATTTGGTGACAAGTGGCACTATCAGTGGATATAACAACTATCTTGCCACTTGGTATTTTTATATCAGTACTGCCCCAACAGTTAGTACTACAGTCAACCATACTATTACTAACAACTCTGGTACATTCTGGCCACCAAGTCCATTTTTGAACGTAATTGTACCCTCTGGTCAGACATATGCGGTTAATGGTACTGCAATCATTTCTCCTGGCAGCACTGGTCAATTGACTGTCTACCTAGATATTGTAAAGACCGTTAGCCAAAACTTTAGCATTAGTAACATATGGCTCAATATAGTAGGTCTCAACTAATATGACGCAACTTAAATACTTTCAACCAACAGGAAATAGCCCATTTACCGTGCTGTCAGTTAGCGGCACAAGAGTTTACATATCTACTGTCAATACAAGTACTATAACCTCTGGGATGTCAGTTGCTAACCCTGGGCTTGGCATCAATACAACAGTTGCATCTATAGTTGATGCCAGCAGCTTTACTGTAGCTAATGCTACAAGCATAACCAACGGTGTCGCTCTTAACATTGGCACCTGGGTAAGTGCTGTGGTCGGAGCACAGGGTTACCAGGGAACAGCTGGTAGTCCTGGTGGTGCTCAGGGTAACCAGGGTAACCAGGGTGGGCTATCAGTTCTTGGCACAGCTACCATCCCAGCAGGATCACAGGCATATGTAAACAACTCTGGTACGGCAGGGAATGCACTACTCTACTTTGGTATTCCGTCTGGTTATCAAGGCAGTCAAGGCTATCAGGGTAGTCAGGGATACCAATCAGGAGTACAAGGTTATCAGGGCTACCAGGGCTATCAAGGCAGTCAAGGTTATCAAGGCAGTCAAGGCTATCAGGGTTTCCAAGGCTTCCAAGGAACCCAAGGCTTCCAGGGAAACCAAGGCTTCCAAGGTTCACAAGGATACCAATCTGGTGTACAAGGTTATCAAGGATACCAGGGCTATCAGGGCTATCAGGGCTCACAAGGCAGTCAAGGCACTCAGGGAACACAGGGTGTTGTCTACTCTTCAACTTCATCTGGAGTGCCCACCTCATCGATTTGGATTAACACCAGTGCTACCACGCAAAGCTTTATAGGCCCACAGGGGTCGCAGGGCAGTCAAGGCTACCGAGGCTACCAAGGCTACCAAGGCTACCAAGGCTACCAAGGTTTCCAAGGTTTCCAAGGCACACAAGGTGGTAATCTTGTATACGGATCATTTGTGCAGTCAGGTTTTACTGCAAATTACCAACCAGGTGCATTTGGAGTGCAGACGCTAGTTACAAATCCTGCTGCTGGGTTGTATCAAATATCTTATTCAATTGATTGCACCACTTCAGCCACAACAAGTACTTTGCCAGCTGTCAAAGTTCAATGGTATGACCAGCTAAACGTATTCCGAAATGTTACTGGCAGTACATTTGCCAACCCAACTAACCTTCAAATCAATAGTGGCGTATTTATTATAGATGCCGGTAGTAATATTAATGGAATTGCTTTTTCTACAGTTAGTTATGCTAGCAGCCCATCGAGTACTATGACCTATGGAATACGTATAATAGCTCAATATCTAGGGCCATATTAAGGAATACCATGCCAATAGCAAATGTTTGGGACGCTACAGCGAGTGGTGGTGCAGGTGCATGGGTGCCTGCAATCATAGGCGTTCAGGGATATCAGGGTGCTCAAGGGCCACAGGGTTACCAGGGCTCACAAGGTTATCAGGGTATTAGTGGAACAGCTGGTACTATATCACCACTCACTACCAAGGGTGATGTATACACATTCTCTACAACTCAAGCACGACTGCCTGTAGGGAACGAGGGTGAATCAATAGTCGCATTGCCAGCATCAGGCACAGGAGTTGGTTACTTCCCAGCGCAAGTCAATATACAGAAGCTCACACTCGGCGGTCATTCGTACACCGATAACTTCTCCGGTTACGATGACATTAATACAACTGTGATCTCAGGAGTAACAGGCCATTACTACAACACCAGCCAATCGATGTACAACCACCTGGTAAGTGCATTGGACTTTAACTCTGGGAACGTTAACTACCTTGGAGTAGCTGGAACTGTACTGCAATATGATCTTACGTTTAATGCTGTCAGTAATGGACTCGGTGGTTGGGTTAGCGTTCTAAGAAGGCTTTCTCCTAGCAGAGGAAGAGCACCATATACTAATGACAATGGTTTGTGTGTCGGTGTCTGGGGTATTAATGATATTGGTATAGGCGGAGGATCTATCTCTAGCATTACAACTGATGGTACATACTGGACTGTTACACTTACTAAACCTCTATCGTTGTCTGTTGGTCAAAGAGTTATACTTAGTTCTCCATACTCTCTAAATGGAAACTATGATGGAACTTATAGCGTATATTCTATCGTATCTTCTTCTAGCTTTACCATACTAAATAGTAGCCAGCCAGGTTCCATAATAAATACTAATAGCGTTGGATCTTCATGGGCTGGCACTTCTTTTCTACCACCATTTATTGATGCACTACGAACTACTATATCTCGCTTTAGGGCATCAACTGTGTCAAAGAATATTACTGCGGTTCCTAGAACAATTACCAGTAACCAAATAAACACTGGCACAGATTACCAGGCATTCCAAAATGGAGATGTATTCTATATAACACTACCTTCTGATTATGATGGTGGTGCAGTGGCTCTTAACTTTATTGGTGGCGGTTCTGGAACAACTGGTGGAACTATTTCTATTGTAGATAGTTATGGTGACTCATTTACAATAAACGGAGCAGCTACTAATCAATTTACAACTAGCGGCTATGGGTTATACTACCCTGGTAATACTCCAAGGGTAGGGCAAGTAGCACGCATTAGTGGCCTAACCGCTGGAGTCACTCATGTTCTTACCTGTACAGTTACAAGCGCAAACACAACTGTTGATTTTGATTCTTGGCAGATAGAAAGCTCTTTTCCTAACCCGGTAATAATAGCTAATATTGCTAATATTAATTATAGCGACTATTCTAGCATACAAACATGGAATAATGCTATAAGCGTGCTTGTTAATGAGTTCCCTGGTCCAATTTCAGTCGCGAACATACAAGACTTACTAAATGGCAATATGATTAGCCATGATGGTATCCATCCAAGTGAGCTAGGTGGTATCTACATAGCTGAAGAAGTTCGTAAGTCATATACTCGTATGAATATTCCTCTGAGAGGGTTTATCTCTTCATCTTCTAACAATATAAAAACTGGTCTTTCTACATACCCAATAGCTAACTTTAGAACTACTAGAGATCATGGTAGTTCTACTATAAAATCTCTTGCACTAGGGCAAACAGGGCTAACACCGCTTGGTAGTTGGTCAATTGTTTCAAATGTGAGCACGTTTACTCCACAGTATTTAGCACCATTAAGTCTAACAACTTACTTTATACCGGTAAGGGTAGTAGAACCATGCACAGTATCAAAGTTTACATGCGTTAGTAATGCTGGTTCTACTGGCACAACAGGTTTTGGATTATATTATGACTGGTTAGGATTGCCCGGCAACTTGATGTATGATGCTGGTACTACCAGTAGCAATACTACTAGTAATAAAGTAATAACACTTCCGACTGGTGGCCTCGTGATAACCACTCCAGGTATTTACTGGATCGCTATGTATATACAGGGCACAGCAACAACTTTAACTAACATGAGAGTGGCAGCACTAACCGGTATTGATCCAATCATACCTAACTTTGACTCTGCTGGCACACCGATTGGTTCGTGCATATATACTAGCGCACCTAGTACTGGTTCATCTCTGCCGGGAGTCGCACTTGGTGCTTTCAGCACAAGCTTTACAGTATCTGATTGGTCGCCCCAAGTTTATATGACTCTAACTGGTAATTACTAATGGTCATGCTGGTAGAAAATTATGAGTGCTAGCAGAAGAACTAATGACTATTTGACTGGTGGTAGGCCTATAACACCACAGGTAGGACTAACCAGGCTAGGATCATTCAAGCTTGGCGGTCAGCGATTCACCATACCAGTGCCTGACTCTGCCAGCTTTATAAAAATACAGCATCTGCATACTTTTACCAGCGATGAACTAGTCCTGCTAGACAGTGTTAGAACTAGAACAAGCCTTCATATAAAGCTGAATGAGCTTTTCAAGCTGTCTGATCTGGCTAACAAGACTGTCATCTTCTCATTCAAGATCAAGACTACCAATCCTACAAAGAATATAAGTAGCCTGGCAGTTCCTGTTGGTGGTTATACAGTCCAGAATAATGTTGACACGGTTGGTAATATAACCAATGAGTTTGATCAACCAGCAGCTGATTACGTAATAGAACAAATAACTGATTCGCAAGAGCGGTCAGAACCAGAAATGACCGTGCCAGAGGATTATTCCGAGCCAGATCGTCCTGCTGGTGGGGATACTGTCCCAACTTGAATGTAAAACCCCGTTGCTTTTACACTAGGTAATACAGAACAAACAGGAGAAAACAATGACTGACGCAAGATATGATATCATCCAGAACGCCAAGTGGTTCTTGGCCAACAAGGCTCACTTCAACTACACCGAGGGCGCTGGTCGAATGGCCTATGAGCATCTGAGCAAGCCAGTCTGGCCTGTCAATACCGACTGCAGTGGCTTCTTCACACTATGCTACTACAGTGCAGGAGCCAATGACCCCAACGGCGCTAACTATGCTGGCTGGGGATATACCGGCACACTATTGCAGCACGGTATTCATGTTCCAGCCGCACAGGCCATGCCGGGTGACGCAGTTGTATATGGTCCTGGAACCGGTGAGCACGTGGCTCTGGTTGTATCCAACACCAACGGTGACATCCTTACCATCAGCCACGGTCAACAGGGTGACCCCAGCTACACCTGGGTAAACCACCCTGTCCATGCCCCTCAGCAGGGCTATGCAATCGATGGCCGTCAGCCACAGACCTTCCTGCGTTTCAACACCACAAAAGTACGTCCAGCCTGGAAGCTAGCCTAGGATAAAGCATGGCATCTCGTTATCGCGGTAATTTTCTATACGGCACGCTTAGTGGCTTTAACACCTCTCAGATCACCTTTACTGGTACAGGCTTTCCAAATAGCCTGGCCACTGGCAGCTATCTGCCAATTGTTATTAACCCTGGGTACAATGGAGCCACTGCTAGTGGTGAGATCGTTTATGTAACCAACATTGCTGGTACAACTATTACTGTTAGTGGGCGAGGTGCTGAAGGAACAACTGCTATCAGTGGTGGAACAGGAACGCAATGGGTTGCTGGCCCACTAGCCAGTGACTTTGGCATTAGTAACCAGATCAATAATGGTGATTTTGCTAGGCCTTCATCAGCTGGTCAAATATTACTTAGTGCTAGCACCAGTGGAGTACAATGGGGCACCAGCTTAACTGGTGTTGGTATCACCAGTAGCACTATAAGCAACAGCACTATAAGCAATAGCAATTCAACTGGTGGTAGTATCAGTAGTGCTTCTATTAGTAGTAGTACCATTTCAAGTCCTACTATTACTAATGGTACCATTTCAAGCCCTACTATTACTAATGGTACCATTTCAAGCCCTACTATTACTAATGGTAGTATTTCAGGTACTTATATTCAGTCTGGTACTATTTCAGGCACTAGCATTTTAAGCCCTACTATTACTAATGGTTCTATTTCTAATGCTTCTATTTCTAATGGTTCTATTTCTAATGCTTCTATTTCTAATGGTTCTATTTCTTATGCAACTCTTTCTTATGTTGGTTTGAATAATAGCACTATATCAGGTACGACAATTAATGGAAATAACACTATCACTAGTGGCAATAATATTACCATTGCTAACGGAGCGTCAATCAATAACAATGGATTGATTTACGGTGGTGACATACATGCAGCTAACATAATTAATTCTAATCAAACTAACAACGTTATTGATACCTCTACAATAACTAATTCTACTATATCAGGAAGTAGTATTGGGCCTGGTAACTCTCTAGCGTATAGTGATATAACAGCTGGTTCAGATGGGCAAGTACTTACAACTAGTGGTACAAGTGTAGTATGGGCTAGTCCCCAAGTTAATGGCTGGTCAAATAATGCTACAGGAAGTGCCTCTGGAGTAAACTTTACTACTACTGTTCCAACTCCAGGTTATAGTCCAACTGTTTGTGCATCTACTACAGTTAGTGGTTTTACTAAGTATCTCATTTCTATAAGTGCTTATATGGGTAATAATAGTGGAGCTGCAGCCATCAATCCTTGGCTTGGTTATGGAACTTCTGGGTCTGCCTTTATTGATCGTAAAGAAGTATTTACTATACAACTCGGTAGTTACTTATCGCCAACTGTTAACTTTATAGCATCCTTTGCTAATACAAATAGTAACACTTTGCTTGTATTAGCTGCAAATAATTCTGGTACAAATTTGCAAATATATGGAAGTACTATTTCTGTTATTGGATTAAGTTAATGAGAGTACGTCCGTTCCCTCAGTATGCGGTAGAACCCGTTGGAATAATGACCTATTCCAATGGTGTTCTAACCAATCCTGATCTTATCACGGTGAGCGGTAATACTTTTCCTGATGTAAGTCTGAGCATAACCAGCACTGACGGTAGTCTGATAATAGTTCCCAGTGACACATACGCTACTCAAGAATCTACTGGGACCTTCCAGTATATGTTGGACAGCTCACAGACAGCTATCCAGGGCAACTATAACGTCAACTGGCAATACACAGTTAATGGTAGTCCCAGGCAGTACACTGATCAGCTTGTTATTACAGATCAGATGCCCTACTGGAGCAACCTGAGCTACGAAGAGCGTCAGCTGGCAGCAGGAATAGTACACCGACTGGACAAGAGCTTTGACAGTACCAGTGGTGGTCCTTACCTGCAGGAGATGCAGCAGAGTGGTTTCTTGATGTACGAAGAAGTTGCCATGGTGATGAGCACAGAAGCTATTGACTATATCAATTTTGAGTTCCAACCGGTGTTCCATCCAGCCTATGAGATAGGTGCTAATGCTGCAGTGATCTTCCCCAGTAACTGGTACGGAGTTTTAGCCAGTCAGACCTATGCTCACTTTCTGAAACACATCGCTCGTAACTACATCGAGCAGCCAACACCCAATGGTATGAATGCTGCCTGGATGGATCGTCGTGACTACTACCAACGCTGGTGGCAGCTGTACCTGTTCGACAAGGAAATCGCTGACAAGCAGCTGCGTCAGATGAAGCGCAGCTTCATGGTAGGAAGCAAGCGAAGCCTGCTGGTTGCTGGTGGTCTTATCCCACGAATGTTTATCAATCCAGCAAGGCCGCATTTTCAGTACGCTTCAGCCAACCTTGGAGGAGTTTAATATGCCAGTTACTCTCCAATATGTGTGCCGTGTTTGTAAAGAAAAAAAAGAACAGATTAAAACTCGTGGTGGTCCAGACCGTAAAACATGCCCAGGATGCCAGGACCGTGAAGTTTTATGCGGTTGTGGTTGTGGTGAAACTGTTAGAACAAATAAGTATCGCCAAAATCGTTTCGTTGCAGGGCATTATATCCGCACAGTTACGTTTGAAGAACAGCGTGCACGCAACCTTAAGCGCCTAGCAAAGCATAAATATGATGATAGTTTTCGCAAGAAGATGTCTGAAAAGAATGTTCGCCTTCATAAGGAAGGTAAGTTTCTTAATGTCTATGGCTCGAACAACAAATCTTCTAAAGTAGAGCTTTCTCTAAAGCCGGTATTAGAACCACTTGGCTACGTTAGCACACAGGATAAACGTTACTTTATTGGTAACCCTAAAGTTGGCGTACATATTCCCGATTATGTTAAACGTGACACCCGTGAGATTGTAGAAGTTTGGGGAACCTACTGGCATCGCGGCGAGAACCCGCAAGATCTTATTGATTGGTATGCAGAGCAGGGTTGGTCCGCCCGCGTGGTTTGGGAAAATGAAGTCGCTGAGTTCGCAGCGAACATGGGTGGCGTATAAACAATGTCTGGTATTGACCCATCTCCACTGCCACCAGTACAGCAGGGAGATTTTTACTACCAGAAAGAAAGCCCTTTGCTTGTAGTAAAGCAAAGAGATATCTATGCTGAGATTAATCAGCAGCGCTTTCATGACGAGACTCTGCAGTGGTTCGGTGAACAGGTTATTGTAAGACAGCTCTGGCGTGCAGAAGATGCTGCGCTGGGTCTGGTTGGCTACTGTCAGCAGTGCCAGGACAGTGTTGATCCTACCAATCCCAATGCTTCTGTACAGTCTCGTGTGAGCAATGTTTATAAGCAGTCAGGCAATAGCTTTTGCCCGAACTGCTATGGCACCACATTCAATGGTGGTTTCAAAACAACCTGCTACCACCTGTACACACTGGCTGCGGATACTCCACAGATCCGTGCCAACATCAGCACCGGTCAGTTCTGGCGAGACAATCCAACTGTTCAGATGTCATGGTATCCAGAGATCCGGGTTGGCGATCTGCTGGTCAGAGTGCTCTCCTGGGATGGTGACACACCAACCGCGCTGGGTGACCGTTTTGAAGTGAGCTCAGTTAACGTTCAAACTGTCAGGACTGGTCCAGGGATCAGCTATGACACAACAAAAATAGTCAATCAGTTCACTACGCTTTACAATCTGCCAACCACACACCCCTACTACAACGTGCCGATAATATGAATAACATACCATTGCCAGCCAGTGAGACACAGAGAATATCCAGGCGTGCTGTTGAGATCATCAAAACAACTGCACCTAAAAAGACTGCTAACGCAGTCAACCAGATCATGCCCAGCTGGCAGGATGGCATCGTAGATATTGTTGTGCCAGAGAGCGCACAGTACATTTTAAAGTACGATCAGGGAGAGCCAGAGCGGCCTATCACAACTGTTTCTGATCGTGTTATTCCTATTCGTGAAGCTGATGGCAGCCTGGCATTTAGAAGAATAAACCGCAATGATGTCGGTAGGCCACCCATCATAACCAGATCTGCCGACGATGGCAGCCTGACAGATGGCAAGCCACTATGGATAAAACAGGCTGAGCCTGGTCAATTCTTTATCGAGCGTGCTGTAGAAAGAAGCACACAAGAGTGGGAACGCGGCATGACTGTGGATGACCCCGTCAGGATTCTTCAAGAAACCAAGCTTGGTGAAACCATTAATAATATTATCAATGCTGGGCGAAAGACCTACTAATGTTTGTAACAGCCGTTAAAACAGCAATAGTAGAAGCACTTAATGCTGGGTTCCAGCAACTGGCGAGCTCTCCTGTTAATACCAGCCTGGATCTTGTGCCCAACAGCATCACGATTAATTATCCGCTGGAAGTTATTCAGTGGCCAGCAGTGCTTGTGCAGTTCAGACCTGGGAAAGTCCAGTGGTCTGGTCTGCAGCCAGATGTATACAGCACAGATACAAATGGAATTGTCATCAATGGTCAAACATATCCCGCAGACAATGTAACTCGTACCGGTTATTTTGAAGGCAGCATAGATCTACAGATCATGGCCATGCATAGCGAAGAGCGAGACAGACTGTGGGATAGTATAACAAACCTTATACTAATGAACGGTAGCAGTCCGGCAAGCTCAGCATTCTACAACAGCATATACAACAATGACCTTGTTGGCATGACGTTGCAGCCTGACACCTATACCCCTCTGGGTGACAGCATTACAAGTGGTACGCCATGGAGCACTGATGATATCACCTATGAGGCCAGCGTAAGAATAAGCTGTATTGGTGACTTTTACACTAGTAAATATGACTACCAAGTGCCACAGATTACAGAAGCTGTTGCGAGTGGCGCGCCTTATGTACCAACTGAGCCATTTTATTATAACTCAACTCAAACCACTACGCCATAAGTTTAACCAAATATCTCTCAACGAATACTGTAAAAGCAGCTGTTTGTTGTACAAAGCATTGAAGGAGATTGTATGCCTAACTATAATTATCAAGTGCCGGGTGTATACGTAACGCAAGCCCCCGCTTCCATTACCAGTGTTAGCCCAACGACCCTCAGTGTCGCTATCGTTGCTGATCAGCCAACACCTGGGAACCAGACTGATATTTTTTACGCACCAATACCGACAAGTGGGATAGTGCTTGGTCAGCTTAATGTTCCAGCTGTAAATACTAGCTCGACGGGGAAATATACCAGTTACTCTGGGTTCACACTCACCTGGTCTAGCGGTTCGAACAACACGACTGTTACAGGTACATACGGTTATAACTTTAATATTAATACAGTAAATGGCATTAGCTACCTTACTACCAGTGGAGTATCAGCAACTACACTAGCTGCTCTGCCAAGTGGTACTATGACCATCCAATATGGTCACTACTGGGGAGCATATGGCACTTATACGAGCCAAAATGCTGTTGTATCCACAATTGGGCAAGCAATAAGTGGTACATCGATTGTCAACCCAGCCGCACTGGCCAGTCAGCTGGCATTTCAGAATGGCGCTAGCATTGTAAGCATTGTGCCAGTTGCCAGGCTTAGCGGGACTGCATCCGCAACTGATAGCGATTGGCTTAACACGCTCACACCTTCTAGCAGCATTGGAAGCAATAATATCTTCTTATCAAATACCCCTGCTGATGTTATTGTTCCTCTATACCCACTAACCAATAATGGTGCTATAACAACTGTTAGCCCTGGCAGTGTAGCAAGCGGTATATCTGCTTACATTAACACACAGTCTAGCAATGGCATATACCAGAGAGCCTTCCTGGGTGTAGATGGGACTAGCGCTCAAACAACAGTTTCAGGATACCAGACCCTTGCTAATGGGTTTAATAGTTCAAGAATATCAGTTGTTTATCCTCCTGTAGTAAATTACAATCCAGGGTTCAACACTGTGAACGGTTTGAGTAACGCTACTATCAATATCCCTGGCTACTACATGGCTGCTGCTCTTGCAGGAACATTCGTAGGGCAGTTGCCAGATGTTAGCACGCCTATTACCAACAAACAGGTACAAGGCTTTAATGATATACCAAATCAGATTAATCTTGTTGATGCCGCAAGTAATTATTTGTCTTATGGAGTACTTGTTGTCCGCAAGAAAACAGATGGGAACTTCTGGGTTCTTCATGGGCTAACAACTAATATTCAAAGCTGGTTCACTCAAGAAATATCAATCAGTGCTATTGGTGATAGGTTAGCTCAACTTGTAAGAAGTGATTTGTTGAATAGTGATCTAATCGGTGGCCCACTAACAAAGAATACAACTGCAGCGGTACTGGGTAACGTTCAGGCCACTCTTACTAATGCTTTAAGTACTGGTCTTATTCAGGCTTATCAGAACTTGAGCTTTACAGTTAATCCTGCAACGCCTACAACAGTTACTGTCACGTTCCAATATGCGCCTACATTCCCAATCAATTACATACAAGCCAACATCAGTTTTAATACTCAGACAGGCCAATTGATTTATGGTAATGCTCAGAGCAACTTCGTAGTCTACTAGGAGAACAAATGGCTAAATCAAAATTCCGTGTAGGTGGTGGGTATACTGCCTTTGTTTACAATGGTAAACCACTTATCTACGCACAGATGATTAGTGAGGTTGGGCCACAACCAGTCCAGCAGCCTCAACCTATTCAACCTCTAGACAGCCCTTATCCTATTGAGATCGCATTCCCAATTGCTTTGAGCGCTGGAACTCTAGAAATCATGTTCTTGGAGCAGTGGAATGCTGAAGTCTGGGCACAGCTTGGCAATAATTTTGCTACTGCCAGTGACCTTCTGGATGTGTTCAAAGCCCAGCTGGCTCAAGGTGAAGTAACCTGTGTAAAGGTTATTAACAAGCCAGACGGAACACAGCGTAAGATAGTTTATCAGGGTTGTGTTGTAACCAACGTAACCATCGATGAGCAGATCAACATCCAGAGCATGACAATCCCAAAGACTATTCGTATAATGTATCGCTCAAGAAAAGAACTCCTCTAAGGAAAGGTAAATACAATGGCTGCTCGTTCATTCGTAATTCAGCTACAACCTGGAGTCGGTCAAGCTATCCTGCCTGACCACAGAAAGATGCTTCCAGGTGTTCAGTACACAGTAGACGCAGAGACATTCGGCAAGATCAGCCTGGGTGCTCGCCAGAATATCATCAAGGTTGTTAACGTCAACCTGGACGACACTGGAACCGGTAGCGTAACTACTGCTAGTGGCACATTCGTGCTCGCACAATCCTCTAATGGTCTTAACCTGCAGGCTGCTGGCAGCGGAATCAGCTTCAGTAACCTGCTCACCCAGGTAAGTCCTAACCTGAGCTCGTTCAGCATCGCAGGCTTTGCCGCTCAGGGGTATGACGCTGGTGGTACAGCTGGTAGCAACACTGGTATTGGTCTGCCAGCAGCCACGCTTAGCGGTGCTGCAGCAAACCAGACACTGGTTGGTCCTGACGGTGCTCGCTATGCACTGACTTACAACGGAACTGCCAGCACCATTAGCGGTGGCTGGGCAACAGTATGGTACGACGAGCAGAACCGTTACATCACGGTTGCAAGTGGGGCTACCTACCTGGTCACACAAGATGCTATCGGTACACCATACAACGTCAGCAGCAACGTAAGTGGAACCAGCATGCAGGGTGGCTACGTTACTGCTATCGGTACCAAGCAGGGTGCATTCTCTGGAGTTGCTCTGGTCAGTATCCCAACAGGTAACTTTGGTTGGGTACAGATCGAGGGTGTTTGCCCCAACGTTGTTGTACCAAGCGGCACTGCAGCTGGTAGCACAGTCGGTGTTGACATGACCAGTGGTGTTGGTGCAGCCAAGACGTTCGCACCACAAGCCACTGTTGTAAGTGGCAACGTTGTCACTGGCAGTGCACTGGCCAACAACGTGTTCGGTACCACTCTTACCACTGCTGTCAGCGGAACTAATGGTCAGTACTACGCCAGTGTTGACATCCGTAGCCGCAGAGTAAAGAAGCCATACGTACGAGTCCTCAACAAGAACTAGTACGCCCAGGGTAGGTGCGATATAATAGTGTATCGCACCCTAGACCAGAGGAATCATGGAAAATAGTTTCACTGAAGAGACAGAAAATATTTCAACCTTCCCAGACGCCTGGAAGGATGAATTCGAGGGGTTGCTGTTCCTGGGTTACCTACAGAGTGAGGTAACCCAGATCCCCTTCCACAAGTTCGTTGTTAAGACTCTTACTATCAACGAAAAGATTGAAGTCAGCCTGATCACAAAACCATATCTTGATAGTGTTGGTTTTAACCGTGCCTGGAAATCAGCTACGGTAGCAGCAGGTCTAGTTAGCGTTGATGATCGCCCTCTTATTCCTTCACTTAAGAGTGTCAACTCATTAAAGCAAAAGTTTGATTATGTCACGCAAAACTGGTATGACGTTGTTGTAGAGATACTGTACGATGAGATCCAGCGACTAGAGGACAAGGCAATAGTCGTTCTGGGTGAACTGGGTATCTTGCAGACAGTCGCTACTGAAAGTATATTTGCCGATGAGGAAACCAATGATATCCCAAAAGATGGGAATTAGATCCTTACGTCATTGAGCGTGCAGAGGTGGCATATCTGCGTGGCATATTGAACCAGCCTGATCTCAATACAGTTCAAGAACAGTTGTTATTTGCTGTTATACATCGCAAGAAGATTAAAGATTCTGAAGATGAACTGCGAAAGTTCGAACAGATGATGATGATAAATAATCCTGCTATGTACAATGAGTACATCAAACAAAAGCAGGATGAAGCTGACAGCGGTAACAGCGGAGTCACCTGGGTAACACCAGAGAGTGTTGAAGAAGCAAACGAGCTGCTCAAACTGTTCTCGGATATTGATGAACAGGTTAAGTCCACAAAGTCAGAAAAAGAAAAACAAGAAGATATGGAATTCATCAAGCAGATACAAACCATGGATATGTTTGATGATATTGATATTGACCTGATTGGTGATTAGCCGTGCCAGAGATTGTCTTTAACATCAATGTTAATGCAAACGGTGCAGCTGATGCTATGTCTGGTCTGGAGGCTGCTGCTTCTCAAACAGCAAAAGACTTTCAGGCCATGGGTGATGCTCTTGGCGGCGTACTTGATCGTGCTTCAAAACTTGCTGAGTTCTTCCAGGAGAACGTAACTCTTCTTAGCCAGATGAAGGAGATCCTGGGCCTTATTGGTGCAATGAATGAAGCTAACCAGTCAGCTCTAAATAATAACCTTCAGGCTATACGTGAGATGACTACCAATATCATCAAGCAGGGTGGAACTTTCAATGATGTTAATAGAGCTCTTTCATCTGCCACTTCAACGTTCGGTGGGTCTACCGGTAATATGGTGTATGACTTCCTTAACGATGCAAAAAAGAGGCAATCGTTTGAAAGCCAGCATGCTTCAACCCGTTCTGAACAGAACGCTGTAGACCTTAGTATCATTGACCCTTTGAAGGATCTCAAGGAAAGAGCACGAGCAGCGACCAGAGACGCTGCGGGTAGGACATCAGTTCCTCCTGAAGAAATACATTATGACGACGCTGAGCGCGGTCCGCGTAAAGTACCTGGCTATGGAGATATTCCCATACCAGAGCCTGGCAGCCATGCGCTACATCTTATAGAAGGCGGTGGACGAACTGCTACATCAACAATGATATACCCTGCTACCGATGCATTCAACAACGCAAGGCAAGCACTAAAAGACAACTTCTCTAACATCCAAAAAAAGTACGGTTTCAGAAACACTGGGGTCCACATGTCAGCTCTGGATGCATACGATCAGGGTACACGACAGATCGATAGGGTACTGGGTACCCGTGGCTTTGGTGGCTCGCTCGGCAGCTTCATGAAAAAAGAGATGTTCGGTAATCGTGATGATGTCAGAGCAGCCATTAAAGAAATCATGGGTACCGGAGAGAACGCAGCAGCCGGATTTGCCAATGCATATGCTGGTAGGGACCGTAGTGGTGGACCTCTACAAAAGGGTAGCTCAGAAGAATTAATTTATAATGTTATGAAAAAGCTAGATCGAAATCTTAGCATAGCTAATAGCATTAGTGGCCATTCTATAGGTGGAATAGTAAACCCTGACACTGGTAAAAGAGAAGGTGGCATAACTCTTGGTCAGATAGGCGGTGGACTAGGAACAGCCTATAACGCATATCAGTTAGCCAATCAGGTTGCAGGAATGGTAAGGGTCGGAACAGGCTACGCACAGAACCAAGCACAGGGATACGGGAACGTTGACTATGGCAGGAGTGCAGGAAACTTCATGGACAATGTAGTGCGTTCATGGGGTGGTTTAAATCCAACATACAGTTTTGGGAATGCTCAACAGGCACAGAATGCTGGCATCGGGCTGGGTTATCGTGGTGACCTGTTAGGTCAGTACCAGAATGCCGCAGAGACACTACAAACACGTTATGGAATGTCTCAGGCTCAGTCTGCTCAGGCAATCGGTGCACTACAACAGGTTGGAATGAGCCCTACACAAACAGCATCAATGCTTGCGTCAGTGCGCCAATCTGCAGGCTCTTCAAGCTCCCAGTACTACAACGCTGGTGCTGCTACGCAAGGGGCTGTGACAGCGCAAGCTGGTGTTATGTCGTGGGGTGGTGGAGCTACTGCCAGTGGTGAAGCAGGAAAAATTGGAGGCAAGTTTGCTGGTGGTGCAAGCACAAGTGGCATCCTAGGCGGTACTTTCACAGGTCAAGAACTTATGAACTCCTCTTTTGGTATGGGTATTATGGCACAACAAATGGGTGTTGGCTTCAATCAAATGTATGCCATACGTGAGAAGATGATGTCAACAGCATCTGGAACTGATAAATATATTCAGATGTACAGCAAAGATATTTTGCAAAAAATCAGCAACTCAGTTGGCATGGATGTTACAAAAATTAAAAGCATGCATGATCTTGATAATGTTGCTATAACGCTCATGTATGTGCTTCAGGGTATGGGTATTAATATCGATGGGCCACAGCAAGCTACTGCATATGTTTACCAGCTTGTGCAACAAGAAAAAGGTAAATATAATTCAACAGCTAGTGGATCAGGTAGTGGCTCTGGCAGCGGATCGTCCGGTGGATCAGGAAGTGGTTCATATGGCCGAGGAGGCAGTTCATATGGCGTAGGAGGCATGGGCTCTAGGGTGCCAGATTTTCAATCAGGCGGTGGAACAACCACAGCAGGCGGTGGAACAACCACAGCAGGCGGTGGAACAACTAGTACAGTACCGCATCCTTCACAATCTTCTGCTCCTCAATCAACACCGTCTCCACCCACGTCTTCAGCACAGGGCCAGCCAAACGTATTTAACTCTCTGCCTGGTCAGGGTGGCGGATCATCTGGTGGTTATGTTGGAACGCCTACCATTGAAGTATCATTCAAACAACCTCATCTTGATAAACTATTATCGATCCTTGTAACTCATAAGAATGACAGCACAAATGGAAAAACTCCACCATCGACTCTTCCTAGCCGCGCTAGTTTTAATTGATTATCAATAGGTAAAATTTAAAATGCTTATTAACGAATCAGATTTAGGTTATATACAGAATGTAATGGAGAGGCCTCTGGATAACCCAGTGGCTTCTCTTGAAAATCCAATGACTCAAAAGGTTCATTATTTTCCATTCAATATAAATAGTCTTAATTGGAGCTATCAGATAAATGTACAAAGTTATGATACATATGGCGGTAGAGTTACCCAAATACTATCAGCTCGAGCAACAACTATGACTTTGCAAGGTCAAGCTGGTAGTAGAAAAAAACTGTTAGATCTATACGGGGTATTTAAAGACTTACAAAATGATCAAAATCAGAACAAGAAAGCAATGAAAATTAATGTGCCAAGTAGAAGTTTATCTTATACAGTATGGCTCAATCAGATGAGCATTGCCTGGGATGTTACTACTTTGGCATACCCATATGCTATGTCATTTGAAATACAACAAGATGTCAGCACAACAAAAGTACCTATTCAGGCTGCTATATCCACAGCACTAGACAGAATAGCTGAAGGTATAGGATATAATACTAACTGGAATGGTATGAACCCAACTCAGGTTAATCTACAATATTCTGATGTTAAAGATTTTGCTAACATTATAAAAGCATACGGTGGAGTAACAAAATGAAAGACTACAAGAATTTAACAGTATCTAATTGTGCAATATCAAGACCAATTCTTTACCCTGACCATCAGGATGTTCCCATGAATGGGCTGGCATTTAGCGGAAGAATGGGCATGATTCATCAGATGAGCACTAATGATCAACAGGACTGGATGACATGGCTGGGAACGCAACCTTAAGTCTGTATGACGGCTCTGGATATACTGACTATGATGTTTGGATGGTTAGCTTATCTACCTCTAGCAATAATCAGTTTGCTAGCCAGCAGACTCACCATGGTATGTGGTGGTCGCCAATACGTAGAGCAGAAACATTTATTCAGATCACTTGTATTTGGCCACTAATTGGCAGCTCATTAAAAATCAACTCTGGATTTGAAGGTATTGATCCACATGATGGGTTCAAGCGCATGAATGTTTTACAAGATGCAATTCATTCACACCAGATGCAGATAATAGCTGGACAGACTACCAATCCAATGGTTATTAACTATTGGAATAATAATGCTCAGTCACCAATCTTTAATGAGCTGATCAGTAAGCCTGGCGATCTAACGCCTCTTATATATAAGGGTTGGATAAGAAGTGTTGAAAAACAGTTTGACAAATCAAAGAACGTATTTTATACTAATTACTATATGAATATTCTTACGCACCCTAACCCAAATAGCAGTTCACCAACCACTTCAATTACTGCTGAAGTTACATACGCGCCAACAGCTTATGATCAGAATGCATATGGGAGCGGATGGTTAAACATTCCAGCAATGCAAAAACAAATACCAAATGTAGCACCATAGAGGAAAGATATGCCAGCCAATCAATCAGGTACATTTGCATACGCTCCAGACATAGCATGCTCTATCTATACCACTGCTGGTGTACTTGATGTGTCACAAGATATTGTTGACTTTACCATCACAAGAAATATTGGTGCAGTCAGCCAGCTGAACATGGACCTTGCTAATCCTGGCAAGAAATACAATCGTGTTATTAATACCATGGACAGAATTACTGTATTTCTCAAGCGGACTGATTGGGTCCAGGTGTTCACTGGCTATGTGACATTTGCACCGGTTGAGACTCTTATCCCAACAACTGTTAGCATAGCTGCAGACTGTACCATACGAATTTTACAGAATACCTATTGGGATGATACTCTACAAGCTTTCCAGAACCTTTTGTTAAACCAGTATGACAATGCTGCAGCTAGCTCAGACCGCACTCTTAATGATGGTGGTGTAGCACAAGCAATCGTCAACCTTTTGGTAAGTGTTTGTGGATGGGACTCGAGCAGAATACATATTCAGGGAATGCCGCCTGGCATGATGAATTTGATGCAGAAAGCCTTCCAGGGTATCGTTAATGGTTTGCCACAGAATTCTATTGATGAGCTATCACAGATCTTGAGTGCAGCACCTTATATAGCTGGTAATGCTACAAGCACTGGATCTAGCAATAATAGCACACCACAAACTGTATCTGGTAGTAATGTCGGAGTGGGTTCACCCCCTGGCGTTGAGTTTACTGCTAACTATGTTCAGCCATTTTATACACATCCACTAGGCCCTGGCGGTAAAGAGAACTTCCCAGGAAGAAATCCAAATAATCCAGTAAACCTTGATCGCATTAATCTTGATCCCTATTGGGCAGGCGTTCCATTCTCTTACACAGCATTCACTACAAATAGTGGCGGACAAATAGACAATGCAAAGCGTTGGATTTCACAGGACTGGCCACTTGGTAACAAGCACGATAAGGATGCTAACTGGAACGGTAGATTGCTACTGGTAAGTAATATTAATACCAACAGAGTTGTTGCATTGCGAGCTACTAATCCCACTCAAAAACCTAATGCCGTTGATAAGAATCATAATGCTGTTATAAATAATGATATCGCTAATATCGATTATATACAGGTGCATCCTAGCGTTGCTGCTTATCTTGGTGGGCAAATTACAGCTGATCAAATTAGTAAGTATAATGCAAATAGTGCTGGTACACCATCATCTGTTCCTGTATACGCTATATGGGCTGATGAGGCTACGGTTAGGCATTCTGGACCACAGGAGCAAATTAGCAACAATGCTACAGCTGCAAAGCAAGCTAATCTACCTGGTAGCAGTGCTATACCTAGTACTCCTAAAGTATATGAGACAGCTCAACAGGCAGTTGTAGCATATGCAGTTAGTCAGACTGGGGCACAGTACAGCCAGGGTGGATATGGCGGCTCCAAAGATGTTTATGGTGGTAAAACAAGAGGCAGAGAATCCCCTAAAGGACCAGGTAGCCCTGGATATTTTGACTGTAGTGGCCTTGTGCAGTGGGCTTATAGCAAGATAGGTATAACCATTGGTGGAGTAACAACTACTCAGTGGGGCACTGGAACTCACTCAGATGACTCTACACATGGTACGCTGATCCCAAAGAATGCTCAGCCACAACCTGGTGATCTTATGTTCTGGGACGTTCCTAGCGATGGTGGACAGCAGCCAGCTCACGTAACCATGCTATCACAAGCTTTTGATAAAAATGGCAAGGGCAAGATGATGGCTGCAAATACCTGGGGTATGCCAGCCGGTGAGCAGGATGTAAACTGGAATGACATCAAAAATGGTGGCGGCATGCCTGGTTGGGGAATGAACTATATGGGTGCTCGTAGCCCACTATCTAGCATGCTAACTCCTGGTAAAGTATACGAGTTCCCAACCATAACTAATGTGACTGATAAGAGCCCTAACGTTAATGTTAGTTCAAGTTCACAGGGCGCAAGTGGCAATTCACAAGAGACAAGCATGCTTAGCCTGACTGGCAGCTATAGCTATCTCATGAATCCACCAACATTTGATCCTCGAGCAAGCATCATGGTCGGTACAGCAAGAGCTTTCTTGTTGGATAATAATGTTTTATCTGACTTCCAGCAGATAATTGGAGCAGGGCTTAGAACATTCCAAAGTGCTCCTAATGGTGACTTTGTTGCCTGGTTCCCTGATTACTATGGATTTTATGGCACTGATCCAGTGATAGATATCAGCCCTGTAGAAATAGTTGACTTCCAAATTTACCATGATGATAATCAGCTGGTAACTCACTATGGAATTATTGGAGACACGCTGGGCATTGGGCAGCAGGTAAGCATGGGTGACTACCTAACAACCAATGGTATTGTCAGTATCGAAGATGGCAGCACCATGAATGTATTGTTTGGAAAACTTTCTCAGGGACAAAGCTATGCACAAAGCGCTGATACATTCTTGAAGCGTTACGGTATGCGCCCAATGGCCCAGGAACAGAATATGATTCACAGTCATGGTATGGAATACCTTTATGCGCTTACCGGTTTTATGAACCAGTGGGTAAATCAGTACGCCAGCACCATCTCACTTACCTTCATGCCAGAACTATACCCTGGAATGCGTGCAACAATGACTATAGATGATCCTGTTGATGGCTCAGTCACGTATCAGTTCTACTGTACAAGTGTTACACACCAGGGGAGCAGAAGCAGCGGATTCACAACTCAAGCAACTTTCACAGCTCCTGTAACCATAGTAAACGGTGTAAAAAAGATTCTTGATTATGGATTGAGTTTAATATGAGTGCTATTATCAAGCATAGCCCACAAAAAGATGGTGTATTGCGCGTTATAATTACAACCGCAGCTGCTCTGCACCCTCAAAGCTATGCTCCAAATGCTGCTGATAACTATTACTGTAAAGCCATAGATATGAAGGGCTTCCAGATCGAAGTTGATCTACAAGCACTACCACCTGGGGTTAGCTATACACAGATTCAACCCAATCAGGTTTGGTGGGTAGAGAAGCGAACTAGCCTATATCGTTTGTATTTATATGCTGGTATATATGATCCAATCACTCGTCGTATTGATAGTACAGGTCTTCTGCCACAATTTCCTCCAACATGGGCGAGCTACTATGACACTACTAATCAGATTGCTACGTCAGCTAATCAACCATACGTAGTAAGTTTTAATACTGTCGTAGGCCAGAGCGGTTTCACTCTCGTGTCTGGTTCACAGATTACTGCCTTAGCCGCTGGAGTATATAACTTTCAGTTTACAGCACAGTTCGCCCTCACAAATACTGGTGGTACAGCTACTTATAATACAAGCGTATGGATGCGGCAGAATGGAGTTGACGTGCCTTGGACTGGTGGGGAAATCAGCATCTACGCAAAGTCTCCATACGCTCTACCCAGCTGGAACTTTGTTCAGCAGATGAACGCTGGTGATTACGTAGAACTAGTATGGGCCGTGGATACAGCTAACCAAATCTATGTTGCTGCGCAACCTTCAGTTGCTAATGGCTATTCGCCAGCCTGGCCCAAGCCGCCATACGGCACAAGCATTCCATCATGGACTATGACTGTATGCCAAGCATAGTGTACTAGAGCCCTTATTTTGTACGAGATAATATGAAAACCATCACAGTAAGCAATGGCGACATACAGATGAGTAGTGGAAAAATCAAGTTCTCTACTGGCCGACAAAAGTTGATTGAAGATCTACAACGTTGGCTTGAGGAGCCATTGGGTACAGGTTTTACCACCCCAGGTTTTGGTAGTCTGCTAAGTACTTATATAGGGACTAATGCATCATCAGTGTATGCTGGATCCGTAGATAGTGAGATAATACGAGTTTTACAATTGTATCAAGGCCAGCAGGTTTTGAGCTTGAAGTCAGCACAGAATGCTGCTAAACTATCTAATTGGAACAAGAGCGAAATCATACAAAATATCCTTTCAGTTAACTCAATAGTGCAAGGTACTTCAATCGTTTCGACAATTCAACTTTCTACTCTTGATGATAATACAATAAGTTTAGATATATATCTAGGTAACGATGGGGTAACAGTTCAAAATGGCTAACTCAGGAACAGTACTAGCAAGACTTCAAGCAGCTCTATCTGTATATGATCCATCTTGGGACGTAAGTGTTGGTAGTGCTACATATAAGATCCTTGAGGCAGTGGCTCAAGAAATTGCCCTAGCAAACAACAGCTCTACACTACAAACATATAGCTATGATGTCAATACAAAATCTGGTCAAGAGCTAGATGTATTCTGTAATTTGTTTGGTGTATATCGACAGCTGGGCAAAAGAGCTTCTGGCACTGTAACATTTAGCACCACTGGGACCGCTTCTTCTCTAACAGTAATCCCTGTTGGTACGCAGGTCGCTGCACCAATTGGTAGTGCCAATAACAATCCAACTGCTATATACTATGTAACGACTGCAGCAGCAGTTATACCTACGGGCGCTACATCTGTACAGGTTCCTGTTATGGCAGTTTTACCTGGAACATATGGTAATATAACAACTGGCGTTATAATGCAACCAGTTGGTTCTATAATGAACGTAACTGGCGTGACAAACACTGGCCCAATCACTGGTGGTACTGACCCAGAGAGCGATTCAGAATTTAGAAATCGTTGGCAAAATACAGCATTTAACAACACAACAGGAACATATGGCAAATACATCGTAACCGCTCTACAGGATCAGAACGTAACTAGAGCAAATGCAATAGGCCAGCAAAATTATTGGGATGAACAGTGTCAGATCTTTTCAACGATCAGTGGTGGAACAAGTAACCCTGTAACACTTTTGTTTGTAGCATATTCTGGGATGACTAATCTACTAACTGGATCTGGAATAAATGCCACAACAGTTATAGGTAGCGCAAACTACACTGCATCTTCTACAGGAGCTACTGTAGCAAACAGCCTCAACGCAATCATTGATGTTCTTGCACCTGGCAACAATGTAACAATAACGGCTAGCCCATCTTCGAATAGTATTAGTAGCGGAGTAACTCTTTCATATTCATCCACTTTGCCATACCGTTTGATGATAGGCAGTGGAACAAATGTAATACCTCAGGGTAGCAACGGTGTAACTACAGTGAGCGGTACAAGCTACTGGGAATACATACAAAGCGCTAATCCAGATATTGGTACATCTGGTACCATGTCATATATTAATGCACAGGTTTCAGGAGTTGCTGGATTCATGTTCCCTCAGGGAAATGAGCTCATTGGAAGTAACCTGAGCACCAGTGCACAGACAGTTTATAGCAATACGAGCGATTACTATTACCCAAGTGGGCAGCCTTCTATACCTCTAACAATTAATATAGCTAATAAGTCTAACAATCTATTGCTATTCGCCGGTAATACAGTCGAGATGGTATCAGAGTACTGCTCCTCATCTAGTCGTGCTACAACTCTTGCAAGTGGTAACTATGTAGATGTATTCATTGATGCCACGACTGCCAACCAGATACAAGAGCAAGTGGCAATAGATAAGAATAATCTCGCACTATCGTCTGGCAATCCTACTAGTTATCTGAATACAACTAACTATGTGTTTGCTAATGGATCAACTGCATCTAGCGGTACTATTAATGCTAATGGTGATTACTATATCTGGCTTAATCAGCAGCCATTGGTCAACTTTCCACAACAGGTAGGCATCGCTAGCAGTGGCATAGCAGATACTTTTGCTCTATATAACAGCACAAGTGGTACTACTACTACAGTACCGATTACATTAAACAAGTACCCATATATTACATTCACTGGTACAGTGCCAATTGCGTATACATATACACCAACAAACTTCATGCCAGTGGCTAATGCTAACCTGTTTCTATACCCAGGTCTTGCTCTGGCCAGTGGAGTAGCAACCTCTGGTAATAACTACTATATTACCAGTGTTACCAGTAGTGGTATATATTTGAATTATAATATTACTGGTGTGTACATATCTCCTACTACTATTGCAATGAGTGGAAAATCTCTAGCATACCCGCTGTATGATGTTACTGATCTAGCAGGATCAGTGAATTCAATAGCTGGGCTTGCTCTATGCTCAGGTACTGCTCCAACTGGGTGGTCTGGATTGCCTTCATCTACTGACTCAGCATATGTCATATACACACATAATTATAACTCTGACGTAATCGATGTTGATGCTCTTGTTCAGCAAAGCAGGCCAGTAGGCACTAATGCTTTAGTTCACCAGGCTAACTTTATAAACATGGTAGTTAATCTAACTCTTGTAATAACCCCTGGTGCATCACAAGCATCTACACAATCCAGTATTAATTCAGCGATTAGTCAATACTTTGCTAGTTTTGGATATAACCAAACTGTTTCTTTTTCTTCCATAGCATCCGCTGTTCTGGCAGCTGGTAGCATTATGAATGTTAGAGTCAATAGCGTTAATATTGTATCCATTGATGGTACTGTACAATCAACTAAGACTAGCGATTTTGTTCTTACGAGTAGCCAACTTCCATATCTATATAGCGTAAATTACACGTTCAAGGGATTAGGGAACTTCTAATGGCTGGTAATATTGCACCATCTGATCCTCATCCTACATTTTTACAAAAGGTAAGGAACTTCCCTGATAATCTGTATAGTTTTGATGAGCAGAATAATATCACAACACTAATGCAGATCCTTTTGGGCAACAGTGGAACAGGGCAACTAAGAAACATTCAGACAGTGGCCCGGCTAACTCAGCAGCATATTGAGTTTAGTAACCTGGATTCTATTCTTGGACAAATATTAAACATAGCCAGAGTATCACCTGAGATTTATAGCTTTGCTACTAATCCTTTTATCGATCAGCTTTCGCCGGATCAGTGGGATGAGGTGCTATCTAAGGATGGTAAATACAGAGAACGATTATTAGGTGCTGCTGAGTCTTTCCAGACCGGTGCAACCATATGGTCGATAATGTCTATGTGTCAGTCAATGACAGGAATGAAGTTTTACGTCACTGAATCGTGGAGAACACCTGGTCTAGGCAGGTCAGGAGTTGATACAAGTCGTGAGATAGTCATCATACCCATACTTGATACATCAAAAACGATTTTTAATTGGGATCAAAGCAAAGCAAGAACTATACTTGATGCAGCTCAAAAAATTATTGGATCAAATTTAATTATAAGTTTTGGTACTCCACTATATAATCTTAATAATGTTACTCTATCAAATGCAGCGTCATCGGATACGTCAGAGTATTTTTTTATGCAACCTACAGTAATGGCTACACGACTATCAACTCCTGTAAACATTCAGACCGGGTCTGATACAAGGTACTGGCTCACGCCTGGTCAGGCTAATGATGCTCCATTCTTTGCTCATCTACAGACACAAGAGATATCAATTGACATGACAGGTAATATAGTTAACGTATCAAGCTCAGATCTATCAGGTGTTCCATACGATGCTCTAGCATCTCCATCTCTACAAATTACCTCTACTGTTTATGGTGCACAATAATGCCAATTACACCTAGGAATAATGACCCATTAAAAGATTATGTAACTCCGGGTCTTTCGCCATCTATCTCTAGCGATGGTTTAGTATACAATAAGATTTATGCTCATACTGGTGTTGTCGATACTCTACCTGCCTCTAATAATACTAGTCCTTATAATGACCCAACAACTACACTGATCAACAATAACAACTACATTCAGTTTAACCCTGCTGCTCAAACAGAATGGATATCATCTCAAGACTTTGGTGGTCCTGATAGTGCGCCAGTAACTCTGTCAATGTATGTAGTAAATGATACCTATTTTAATTCTATCTACTTTAATATTTTAAATGTTCCTTGTTATGTTGAGCTTATAACAAGCAGTGGAACACCATTGACTGATTCCTCTTCATTCATTATTGATGGTGGTTCTGATATCAACACAACTACTGATTGGGTCAGAATAAAATATCAAACAACCAGCGGTACAACAAATGGTTCACCAAACCCAGTGACGCTGAAAATTAATGCTGGTGATTTTATACAGATACGGATAACAAGACAAAAGACTGTAAAGCAGCAAGGTACTATCACTAAAACCCTTATTGATTTGCCATATTCAGTTGGCGTAAAGAATTTTAGTATAAAATTAAACATCCAATATGGTTCTGATGTTCCTCCTACACCATTTTCTGTACAAAATAAATTTGGTTTTGTTGAAACATACAAAGAAAAGTTCTATAGCGCCAGCAGAGCTTTAGATAATTCTTCTAGCACATACTGGAAGAGTGAGCCACAACCAGTTGGTGATGCTATAGTCAACTACTATCTACAGGTTGCAGACGGATCAACTATTACTTCTCTAAACAGATTGTACATTGACCCTGTATATGATGGATGTAAATTTAATCTGTACTATACTAAAGATTCTGGTCCCGATGCTTCTCAGTTTACATGGTCTCCTGTGCAAAGAGATTTCACACTACGTAATGGTTTGTATGAAATACCAACGATCCAATGTACTCATATAAAGCTAGAGTTTGTCCAACTTGCTCCGGAAATTTATGACCTGCCATTCGATAGCGTTATTAGAACAATCAATACATTCCCTTATGATATTGAAGAATACTTCTCCAATATAGAATCAACCATTATTGATGGCAAAGCAAAAAGCTATTCATTCTTTGGTTCGAACAATAATCAACAACCTATATATACCAGCACCTATTCAACCATGTTCGGTGCAGCTAATGATATAAATTCTTCATCATGGCCTCTGGTTGGTCCATCTGGCAACAATGTACAGACTCCTAGTGCTCTAACACAGATTGTTGACCCAACCATAAGCTACAAACTTATCGATCAAAATGGTTCTTACAACAATAATAGTTATACTCAGTTCTTGCAAAGAAGATTCCCATACACTGGTAAACATGATTACTCGCAGATTACTATAGATCACTCATGGCATCAGGCGTATTTCGTTGGTCTGTATTCTATTTCAGCATTCTATGAGACAACATCATATGACAATATACAACCAACTCTAAGTAGCTTGACTTCAAGATCTAATAATAATACTTTTGTTGGTCAAGATAATAATAATTACATTATATTAAATCCTGATGATACTGCTACAACACCATGGATGAATACCATGGACACATTTACTGGCTTTAGCATAGCTGGGCTTACAACAGATTGGCAGAGTTTTCTCACTGATGATCAGGTATTAATGAATGATACCAGCAACTTAACAGGCGGCAGAATACACTTCCCATTGCAAACCATATCAAACTTAGGTACTAGCAAAATCGTCAGTGTAGTTCCTACTGCTACTGGATATTGTTATGTTCAGACTGGCAGTTACCCAATTAGCACAAATATTGCTAATTATCTTGATGCCAACTTCTTGAATGGGACCAGTTCATGGACTGCTCTAGACAGTACAACAATTAGCAACACCACTGTAACATGGGCATCCGGTGTAGCCAGTGGTATATCAGTTAGTGGTGGTCAGTACTCAGCAGCATATAACTTTTCTCTGCCTGGTGTATATAATCCTAATGGTATAGTTGCCTGGAATGATCAATTCGGATCCAATCCATACGGTGCCGTAGGATTTGGATCTTATGCTGTATTAAGTGGCTCAGTGCAAAATAATAATCCTTATTATTTTTTAACTAATATCCAGGTACCTAATACCGGGGGTGTACCCAGTGTTAATGCAAATCTCACCATGTATACCCAGTTCATCAATCCTTCTAATGGTTTGCCAATAGCTGGTACTACTGTTACAGGTAGTAATATCTCTATAGTTGCTGGATCAGGTAGCAGCATTGTCACGGCAACTGGTGGTATGTGGTTATCCACACTGCCGAGCAACACGGTGCAGATGGTCATCAGTGGTTCAGGGTCATCCTTTAACCTGTTCGAAATGAGCATTAACCCTACACCAGTGACCAGTTGGGTAGGCCCATCTGACAGAAAAAACATGCGGGTCAGTGCTGTTGCTAGAGTATTTTTACCCAGTTCCAGCAATGGCATCTATCGTGTTAGTCTGATGGGTACTGACTACGTTGGTAACGTTTATGAGATCGCTTATAAGCAGTTCAAAAATAATTCATTACCAATAAGTACTTGGATCAACATTGAGGTGCCTGGATATTCAGGAAACAATTACAAGTCATTCTATGCACAGATATCCCAACTTGATAACACTGTGATGGAAACCTTTTATTTGAGTATGCTATCACCGTTTTACCACCCAGTACGGTATGAATACATCACTCAAAGCGGTAGTACTAAATGGCAGCCAGTAATTGCTGGTCTGAACAATTCAAATTCTGTAGTAAACGTTGCTAATCCAGGAACAGCAGCTAGCGGTATACAAGTGCGTATGACATCGCTGGATCTAGGTGTTGTTGTAAACGCACTCAGCATTGTGCCAAGATACATCGGCAACCCTTACTACTCAAGTACAAATATCGACTACATCGGTGACAGCAAAACCAACGAGCTTTCAATCAGACAGCCCATCAATCGTAAGAAGCTGTTCTTGCTCAACAAAGAGGTCTACCCAGTACGGTTCAGTATAGAACAGGTGGCTAACACCACGGTACCGTACGTGAACATGTGATTGACCTGGTCATCATGTAGTGCTACACTGTGCCACATGACCCGCAAGATGGTATTCGTGCAGAAGAGCAAACTGCTCAATGGTGTACTGCGATACAGCACGCTTGATCCGGATGTACAGGCGTTGTTTGAATGGGACAGCCTGGGTACGCTACGCAACCGTGACGAGATCGCAAAGTTCGATAGGGTTGCTCGAGAAAACGGAATCACCATCGAGTTTGATGATGATGAGGCCGAGGCCAGATACCAAACACTAGTAGCATGTGCATCAGATCCTTACCAGGTGCGTAGCCCATTCCTTGACGATCATGAGATATTTCCATTCCAACACGTTGGCTTGAACTATGTGTGGGAGCAGCTGCACACCAGCCAGCCAAACGTTCTTGTTCAGTGGGATACTGGTGCTGGCAAGACACTGCTCAGTTGCTTGACCAGCCAGAAACTGTTCGATGCTGAAGACATTGATATCGTTCTGGTGTTCTGTAAGAAGATTAAACAGCATGACTGGGAGCAAGAATTCAAGCGAATGACGTATCTTTCTGTCACTCGTGTTAGTGATAAGTTGACACGCCAAAAACGTCACGATTTATACCAAAATGACGCCAGCAATGTTATGGTTCTTAACTATGAAAAGATCCGAGAGGGTAATCTTTCAAAAATCAATGGTCAAAAGAAAAAAGTTAAGTCTTATAATAGAACTGATTTACTACAGATTCTATCTATGATTAAAGATAAAAGAGTATTAATCATTATAGATGAAGCTCAAAAGATTAATACTGGTAAGAGTCTAATGAGCGAAGGGTTTGCTCAGCTGATCAACTCATCTGCTCACAGATCAATGGTCCTGGCTCTTACAGCTACTCCATACACCACTAGCCCACTGAATATCAGAAACATTTTTGAAGTTATCGCTCCTGGTATTCCAGACGTTAGCAGTCTCTCTAGAGATGCTTTCAAACTTTTGTACGGTAAAGATATCAGCTATTACCGGAATGGTTATGTGAATGAGATGTATGTAAAAGAATGGGATCGTGCCAAGCTTCCACTGCTCGGTAAAAAGCATGAAGACTGGACACACATCGCAATGAAGAGCGATCCAACCATTCGTGCTCAGTTCCCAGAAAACATTGCCAAGCGTGTTCTTTACGATCTCAGCGATAGTGACCGCGAGATTTACGACTGGGCAGAGCGTGTTGCACGTGAGCGTTACAACCCCGATAACGTTGCTGCCAGTTGGTCCAGCATTGATACACTCAGGATGATCTGCAACACCACAGCTGGACTAAAGACCAGTGACGGAAAGTTTTCCAAAGAGATTCATGCTCAGTTCGGTGACCAACTGGATATTCAACACAGTGCAAAATACCAGTTGATTGAAAACAGCATGGAGAGCTACATTGAGAACGGTGAAAAGGCAGTACTGTTCAGCTTCTGGACCAACGGCACACTGTTCCCCTACTATGAAGAGCTCAAGCGCAGGTTTGGTAATGACATCCCGGTGCTGGCAATCTGGGGAGTTGGTATGGATACTGAAACAGCTGCCAGGAACATCAAAACGTTCAATGAGACACGTGGTGGTGCTATCCTGATCACCAGTGATGTTCTACAAGAGGGTGCTAACCTGTACGCACCATACCTGTGGAACATTGAGATTCCCAGGACTTATGCTGAATACAAGCAGCGTAAGGACAGGATCAATCGTGCAGACAGCAAGAGCAAGGGCATCAGCCACACCTGGACATACCGTGCAGTTGCGAGTGATACCATTGAAGAACGTGTTGACAGCAAGGTACTACGCCGTAGGGCTGAAGCAGCAGCCATCCGTGGTGTGGTTGACGAGCTGGTAGACATGGATGATACAGTTGACATGACCCCACAAGGGTTACTGTTCTAAGGAGAGTGCAATGAACAAGACACAGCAGCAGATCGTTGATGACATCACGGAATACATCACCAGCGGTCAAACACACAGTACCCTGGTGGGCATGCAGTTCACCGTTGGGCACAAGCCTGATGATGAGCATAAGGCAAGACAGTACGCAGAGTACATTGTTGACCTGATTAAATCTGCTGAAAATTACCGGCGAAGCAATGTAAAGTCGGGTAAGACCCGTGCCAAGTAACGAGGGGTTCCCCCTCCTCGAAGGGCCTGGTCTTCCTCGGGAGTTGCAGTCGGCGTCTGACCTAGACTCCTCCCGAGGCCCTTCCAGCTCCATTGATTACGACTGGCACGATCTGTCAGCCTGTAAGGATCTTGATACCGACAAGTTCTATGTTGGTCGTGGTCAGAAGGTATGCCAGCAAGTTGTTGATGCATGCTTATCTTGCCCGGTAAAGCCTGATTGCCTTCAGCATGCGCTTGAGCATGAAGAGTACGGATACTGGGCTGGCACTAACCCTGTACAGCGTGAAAAGATCCGCAAGGAGACAGGCGTACAACTTCAGCCAATTAACTTTGATTTCCTGGAGCGTCAGAACCTGCTAGAAAAAGCTATGTTGCAACAGTCCTTGACTCGTTCGGCGCTACCAACTATAATGAACACTAGCGAATTGGTTAGTAACTATTACTATCCTGATGAGATAAGCTTTGAGGAGCTATTCTATGAATAAGATCAAGGTGCTTGCATGGGGAGATTACGCATGCTCAACTGGTTTTGGTACAGTGATGCGCAACATCATGGGCGAGATTCACAGTACGAACAAGTACGATATCGATGTGGTGGGCGTGAATTACGATGGTGGCCCTTACGATACCAAGAAGTGGCCTGGGCGTTTGTGGCCAGCTATCAGTGCACTACGCACACAAGGACCATACGGTGACGTGTTCGGACGCCAAGTATTCCTTGATCTACTGAATCAGGGTGACTATGACTTGGTGTTCATTGTTCAGGACACCTTTATTGTTCTCCCCATTGTTCAGCACATCCTTGAGCTTCAACGTAACAAGCCTAATGGCTTCAAGACTATCTACTACTACCCATTCGATTGCGCTCCACCAGATGAATGGGTCACACAATGTGTAGCCAGTTTTGACTACCCAGTGGCATACACTGAGTACGCAAAGAATGAAAGCAGGAAGATTGTTGGAGGTTTCGCTGACAAGCAGCATGTAATCTATCACGGAACCAATACAAAAGACTTTTTCCCGTTAACTGCAGAGCAGAAGCTGATTGCGCGTAAGAACGTATTCCCTGAGCAGCTGCAAGACAAGTTCATCATCACCAATGTCAACCGTAATCAAGGTCGCAAGGATGTATCACGCAGCCTGATGGTTATGAAGGAGCTACGTGACCGTGGTATAGACGATGTGTATCTGTATATGCACATGCAAGAGACAGACTTTGGTGGTAGCCTGTTGAACATGGCAAGATCTGTTGGCCTGCAGTTTGAGAAGGACTTCACATTTCCTAATCCTCAGCAGTTCGGTGCACATAGTGGCTTCCCAATCGAGATGCTCAATCAGATCTATAACGCCAGTGACTGCTACCTGACAACAACTCACGGTGAGGGCTGGGGTCTTACGATCACTGAGGCCATGGCAACCAAGCTACCAGTAGTAGCACCAGATAACACCAGCGTTCCTGAGATCCTGGGCCATGACCGAGGCTGGCGAGTGCCTAGCGGGCATACACCCAGTCACTGGATCATCAAGGAGAATGACAACGAGCGCATGCGTCCACTCATGGATGTATCTGGAGCAGCAGACGCAATCGAGTACATTAAGAATAATCCTGATGAAGCTAAGCGTCGTGCAGATAACGCATACAATTGGGCTGTTTCACAACGTTGGACAGATGTATGCAAGGACTGGAAGTCATTGTTCGGTGAAGCCAAGGCAAGCCTGGACAAGAAGCGATCATTCATTAATAGCCTGACAGCTAAATAATATGAAACTGTGCTACAAGATACTGCATCTTGAATCAGCTGTTGATCGTCAGCATCTGTATGAGCATGCATGCTCTACACTTGCTCAATTTGATCAGCTTGATTCTCCTAATTTTTATCTTGCAAGCATGGATAGGTCAGCAGAGTTCGTAACTCAGAACGCTGAGCTTCTTAACTTCGATCCGAATGGTTTCAATGATCCAGCGACGTATTGGCCAATGGGCTGGAAACGTGGTGAGCTAGCAGTATGGGTGGCGTACTATCGTGCCTGGAAAGCTTTTCTAGACACAGATAATGATTACCTGTTGTTGGGCGAAGATGATTTAAGCTTCAAGCCATTTTTTGTTCCACTGCTAGAGTATAATATCGATCTTTTACCAGATGGTTGGGATATATTCTCAGCGTTCTGCCCCAGTGGTCAGGTGTTCAAGTATCGTGAAGAAAAGCACAGCTTTGATAAAGGTCCTCTGTGTAGAGCCTATCAGGATCATCACTTGCTATGTTATGTGCTCAGCCGTAAGGGTGCACAAGAGCTGGTGGAACGAGCTGAGTCACATCTGATATGTAATCCAGTCGACTGGTTTATTTTCTATCAGAGTGATATACTAGATGTTTATACTGTCAAGCCAAGTGAAGAGCAGGGTATCATATCGATAGATGTTGGTACAACTATTAACCATACAACCAGACAGCCGATACCAGATCTACTATATGATACAACATTGCCAAGGATAGATAACTTCAAGCGATGGCATGAGGCCAACAATAATGAATAATAAACTAGAAATACAACTTGTTGGAGATACATTCTCTGATTTTAATAATGGCAACCTGGGGTATTCTGTATTTAGGAAGTCAGCAAAGAACGTTGCCTGGACACAAGATAATCGTGACGCCGTATTCTATATTGATATGAGTATCCCGTTGGCGCTGACCAATAAAAGTAGCCAGCGCAAGTTTGCCTGGTTACTCGAGTCACGTGCAATTATTCCACAAGTATACAACTGGGTTATTGCTAACCTGGAAGAGTGCCTGGCAACGTTTGAAGTTATTTTCACCTGGGATCAACAGCTGTTAATGTTGAGTGACAAGTTCAAGTGGGTACCAGCTCAAGGCTTTTGGATCAAAGAGCCACGGATTTATGACAAGAGCAAGCTGGTGTCTTTCATCTCTTCAACCAAGATGTACTGTGCTGGCCACCTGGTTCGGCTCAAGTACGTGCAAGAGCTCCGTGACTACGTTGACCTGTATGGTCGTGGCTTTAACGAAGTTGAGAACAAAGAAGACGCTCTGTGCGATTACATGTTCTCTGTCGCAATTGAAAACGATGTTCGTGAGACGTACTATACAGAGAAGATCCTTGACTGCTTTGCTACCGGCACGATCCCTGTGTACCTGGGAGCTCTAGACATCGGCAATCTTTTTAACTTAGAAGGCATCATCTCTATCGATGATTTCTTTATGATCAGCCCTGACCTGTACCATAGCAAGCTTGATGCTATCAAGGATAATCTAGAGCGTGTGAAGAAGATGGAGATCCTTGAAGACTTTATCTACGAGCGATACCTGGCGGATATGCTATGAGCAAGCAGTGTTTGATCAACCAGCCACTTGGTCTGGGCGACATCCTCTGGGTGCAAGGTTTAGTAGATCATTTTATTGATTCTGGATACGATGTGGTCTATCCAGTAGGCGATGTATATTATAATATGCTAACCGAATACATTGACAAGCCTGGCTTGTCATGGTACCATGAGCACGATGACTATCCAATGAAACAGGTCTTTGGCATCACCACACCACTAAAGAATGAAACACAGGTGTATCTGCCGTTGCAGTATGCCGATAGGCATGTAAATGGTCCATTGCTGTTGACCAAGTACTTGTTTGCTGAAGTAGATATCCCAGCGGACTATCGTAATCACTTTGATATAAAGCGTAATTATGATCGTGAGCAAACATTGATCGATACTTATGGTCTACATGATGACTACATATTGATTAATGAATGCTTTGCAACAAAACCGTCTACACTACAAAGAAATATTGTTGTTGATACAAACTTGCCAGTGCATAGAATGAGCATTGAACAGGATGAAGCTAATGGTTTTCATGTGTTTGACTGGATAGGTGCTTTGCAAAAAGCCAAAGCAGTTCATACAGTCCAGACATCAATATGCTTGCTAATGGACAAGTACTGTGATAATGATATGCATGTGTATGAGCGTCGGGTCGAAGGCTGGCCACGCACTTTCCATAATGAAATAGAAAATGTATACAAGAACTCACGCTGGGTGTACGAGGATTGATAACCATGGAAACTATTGGTAATCTTATTGATAAGCTAACGGTTACAAACATACGTATCTGGATGGCAGAAGATATAAAACGAGATGCTAGTGCTTCTGACAAAGAAATAGCTGACGCTACTCGCTTGACGAACGTTTGTAACCAGCAGCGCAACGATCTTATTCAAGCCATTGATGAGTCTATTAATCACATGGTAAAAACAGGAACGCTACAAAAGTTATACGGACAAGGTTCCAACAAATTATATGGTAAGGGCAAGTAATGAAAGAGCTTTTTGACTTAGGAGAGTTGTACGTATCAGACTTTGTTAAGCCTGGTGAAGACTACCGTGCTGGCCGGGTTGGATTGAAGATGGTGTTCGATGAAGAACGTCAAGCTGCACGCCTGGAACAAGTAACACCGGGTGAGTTCATGTATGGTCGTTATTGGTACCGTTCTGGTATCAATGCAACTATGACTAATGAGCTTAAAGGTATTGTTGAGTCCGTTCATGCCACCTACAAGATGCCAGAAGCACCGGTATGGCTGGACATCGCTTGTAACGATGGGACATTGCTTAGCTTTGTACCCAAAGAATACATCCGCATTGGCATTGACCCGGTAGATGATAGCTTCAAGGCAGAATCATCAAAGCATGCTGACGTTATCGTTCAAGACTACTTCTCTAAAGATGCATACCGCAACTCATCTTTAGGTGCAATGAATGCTGATGTTGTAACTATCATCGCCATGTTCTATGACCTTGAGCACCCTGATATTTTTCTGCAAGAGCTTGCCAGTGTTATGAATGATAACGGTCTGCTTGTTGTACAGATGAGCTACACTCCACTAATGATTGAGCAGATGGCTTTTGATAATATCTGCCATGAGCACCTCTACTACCACTCGCTGGCATCGATCAAGAAACTATTCAACGAGAACGGTTTTCAGATTGTAGATACTCAGCTCAACGATATTAACGGTGGATCTTTTCGTGTATATGCAATGAAGCAGGGTGCAGACATCACCCGCTTTGGCACACAACCATACAGAGATGTGTGCAGCTACCGAGTTAACTCTTTACTTGAGTATGAACAAGCCCGTGGATATAACACACCAGAAGTGTGGGCTGGATTCTACCAACGGTTGCTAGAACTCAAGGAGCAAACTTACAACTTTATCAAGCAGGCAAAGGCTGAAGGCAAGACAGTATGGGGCTATGGTGCAAGCACCAAGGGTAACACGCTATTGCAATACTTTAATCTTGATCACAACTTGATCGATGGCATTGCTGAGCGTAGCCCGTACAAGTTTGGCTTGAAAACTGTTGGCACTGAGATCCCAATCTACAGTGAGGAAGAGATGCGCGCAGCTAATCCAGACTACTTGCTCGTGCTACCCTGGCATTTTATCAATGAGTTTGTTGAGCGTGAGCAAGAGTACCTACGCAATGGTGGTAAGTTCATTGTTCCTTGCCCAAAGTTTGAAGTTATTGGTTACTAATGAAAAGAATACAGCACTCACTCAGTCAAGCTGGTCAAGATTCATTCGTAATGAATATGCTGGGTTGGAAAACCAATGGTTTTTATCTAGAGGTCGGAGCTGGATTCTATTATAATTTATCTAATACGTACGCACTCGAGAAAGAGTATGGTTGGGATGGCGTATCTCTAGAGTTTGATCCTAACATGTGCTACGATTTTAATGAAAATCGTAACAATCCATGTCATTGCATTGATGCAACTACTGCTGATTATGATCAACTTCTGTCTTCGTGTAACGCACCACAGCAAATCGATTACCTGCAACTGGATATAGACCCTACGAAGAACACACTGCAAGCTTTAAAGCAAATCCCACTAGACAAATACAGGTTCAGCGTCGTGACGTTTGAACACGATTTATATAATGATCCTGGTAATAAGCAGCACAAGCTAGATGCATGTGATATCCTAACTGGTGCTGGCTATCAACTTGTTGTATCGAACGTGTCGTGCAACGATAGTGGCGGTGGAGCATTTGAAGACTGGTACGTTGATCCAAAAGCTGTACCAGAAAGCATATGGCGACAAGCAATAAATAGTGATGTTCATTGTTCAAGCCTGTTCGAATAAGGAGGGTCTATGAAAAAAGCTTTGGTACTTGGTGCCGGTGGATTCATTGGCAGTCATATGGTTACTCGCTTAAAGAGCGAGGGATACTGGGTGCGTGGTGTCGATATAAAATACCCAGAGTTTAGCAGTACAACAGCTGATGACTTTAGGATCGGTGACCTGACTGATCCTCGTGTGGTGAATATCGTAACGCAACATGAAGGTGACACGTTTGATGAGATATACCAGTTTGCTGCTGATATGGGTGGAGCTGGTTACATCTTTAGTGGTGAACATGATGCTGATGTTATGCATAATTCAGCTACAATAAATCTTAATGTTGTCAATCGTGTCAGAGAAATCAATGAGTTCACTGGCAAGCACAAGACTACAATTTTTTACAGTAGCAGCGCATGCATTTACCCTGAGTATAATCAGCTAGACCCTGATAACCCTAACTGCAGCGAGGACAGTGCCTATCCAGCAGCACCAGACAGTGAGTACGGTTGGGAGAAGCTGTTCAGTGAGCGATTGTATTTATCATACCATCGCAATTATGGCATCCCTGTTCGTATCGCAAGGTTCCATAATATCTTTGGTGTGGAAGGAACTTGGCATGGTGGCAAAGAGAAAGCACCTGCTGCTATGTGCCGTAAAGTAGCAGAAGCTAATGATGGTGACACAATTGAAATCTGGGGCGATGGTAAGCAAACAAGAAGTTTTCTTTATATCGATGAATGTATTGAAGCAGTTCGCAGGCTGATTATGAGTGACTTTACTGGTCCGGTTAACATCGGCAGTGAAGAGATGGTAACGATTAATCAGCTTGTTGAAGTTGTTGCTAAGGTAGCTGGGAAAACAATTAACATCAATCACATTGATGGGCCTCTTGGGGTGCGTGGTCGCAATAGCGACAACACACTGATCAAAGAAAAGCTTGATTGGACATATACCATGTCACTCGAAGAAGGTTTGCGTAGAACCTATGAATGGATTAACAAGCAGGTGCACCATGGTACACAAGACTGAAGTAGACACAGACAGCGAAGGCGTCAAGCACTGCCTGAACTGCAGGCGACAGGCATTCCGTATTCACTTTGACTGGTACTGCACCTGTCAAGAGCAGCGAGATGCCAGGATGGACTTTGAGCAGTGGTTGAACTATGGCGTGGAGAACGGCTACTGTAGTGAGCAGTTCTGCAACACACACGATGGGTACCCTGTGCATCCCACTGAAGAGCAGGCCTGGGATAGAGGTGACGATCCTTGCATGCATCTGGTAAGGTTGGGTAGCATGGATGATTGGGAGTACGATTACATGCCCCTGTAACTCAGTTGGTAGAGTGATTTAATTCATACTTGTACTTGCACTAGTAGCCACAGGAGAGTGGCTATGACTACTAGAACATCAGAGCAAGTAATATGCAGTAGAACTGACTGTAGCAATGTATATAAAAGATATGCCTATCAAGTAAAAAAGAATATAGGATTATACTGTTCTCAAAGCTGCGCAGCTAGAGCACAGCATTCAGTTAGGTACTCCAGTTATGTACCATCACCAAAACCATGTTTATACTGTGGTGCCTACAAAGGTGATAACAATAAAAATGCATATTGTAGAAATTGTTTTAATATAAAATCTGCTACTAGAAAATTTGGTTTGACTATTGCTGATTACTACAGTATGCTAGAGGGTCAAAACCATCGCTGTGGAATATGCAAGATCGATAGGTGCTCTACTGGTAAAAACTTTTGTGTTGATCACGATCACAAAACTGGTAGCGTTAGAGGGTTACTGTGCTATAGTTGCAACATCAGACTAGGATGGTATGAAAAAAAGAAAGAATCAATAGAAGAATATTTAACCTCCTGAAACATTAAAGTGATGTACGGGACTTTTAATCCTGAAAAGAGGGGGCGGTACCCTCCAGGAGGACAACAGTATACGGAATGTAGCTCAGCTTGGTAGAGCGCTGCGTTTGGGACGCAGATGTCGCAGGTTCGAATCCTGTCATTCCGACGCAGTAGAATGGGTCAGTGTCCGAGCGGCCAAAGGAAGCGGTCTGTAAAACCGCCGCGTAAAGCTACGTAGGTTCGAATCCTACCTGGCCCACAGAAGCCCTAGTATCCCAACAGGCAGAGGAGGAGGACTTAAAATCCTTGTAGTGTGGGTTCGAATCCCACCTGGGGCACAGAGCCCTGATGGCGGAATAGGCAGACGCGCCAGGTTTGATATGCCCCCGTGGTGAAATAGGTAAACACGTTACCCTTAGGAGGTAATGACCGTAAGGTCTTGTCAGTTCGAGTCTGACCGGGGGCACAATATAAAACAATGTAAACAATGTAAAAGTGTATACATTGAAAACAGCAGCACACAAGAAAAAATAATGGTATACTCCGCGGGGTGAAGGTTCAAGTCCCCCTCAGGGTACGGAGGTAACAATGACAACTAAAGATATACGATGGGCAGCAAGGATCATCCTGGAACTGGCCAAGGTACCGGTACAGCCCAAGCTGATCGATGCATTCGTAAACTATGACGCTAACAAGATGTGGGTGAAGAGTGTGTTGAAGACAGCAGCACCGGCTGCTAGTGTGATGAGCAACCCGTACTACTACGAGGCAATCGAGATCTTGCGGCAGAACGGGATCAGCGATAACATCTACGACACAGGGAGTTAGCCATGCATCACGAGACCTGGTGGAGCATTCTCACCGATCCCAATCATCTGATTGCGGAAAGCATTGTGAGTGTGATAGAAGAGATCATTGTGTTCACACTGGGTTACTACCTGGGTCGTAAACGGATCTGGCAGAAGATTCACAAGCAGTTCGACAAGGAGCATGACATCACCCACTAGAATATGCCCCTGTAGCTCAATGGATAGAGCAAGTGGTTTCTACCCACTAGGTTGCGCGTTCGATTCGTGCCAGGGGTACACCCGCCGAGATAGCTCAGTTGGTCAGAGTGCTTTACTTGTAATAAAGATGTCGTGGGTTCGAATCCCACTCTCGGCTCCATGGAAAATACAATCAAAGTACATAACGATGGGTTCGTCACACTGTTAGACAGCAGTGCCAGTGACCTGGACGTGGTTAACGCTGCACGCGTGTCTTTCCATACCAGCCATGAACAGATGGAACCTGGCGATGACAAACTGATCGGTTACCTTATGCGTAACCGGCATGGTTCACCATTCGAACACACCTACTTCAAGTTCTGTGTTCGTCTGCCAATCTTTGTGGCCAGGGAATGGATCCGTCATCGCATTGGCAACTCATTCAATGAGGTGAGCGGTCGTTACACCGAGATCGACATGGGCTACTATGTTCCTGACCGTGATCACATCCGCAAGCGTGTTGGCAAGCCAGGAGCCTACGAGTACGAAGTCATGAATGAACCTGCTATCGCAGGGCTGATTGACTCAGCGTCAAGCAGTGCATTCCAGGGCTACAAAACTCTGCTAGCATGTGGGGTAGCACCAGAGCTGGCACGCATTGTACTGCCAGTGAACGCATACACTGAATGGATCTGGACAGTGAACGCCAGGTCATTGATGGCGTTCTTGAGCCTTAGAGCAGAGCGGCATGCACAACAGGAGATTCAGGACTATGCTCGTGCTGTCGAAGAGTTTTTCAAACAAGCCATGCCGGTAACATACGAGGCATGGAACGAGAATGGTAGGGTCGCACCATGAACAACTATGCACCATACGAACTGGTAATGAAGCACTCACCAATGATCCAGGCACAAGGCGCTGGCACTAGCGTTAGCCTGTGCCGTGGTTGCGCAGGGCCAAACGGCGTGTACAATATCTCATGGCCATGCGATGCAGTGCAGATCTGGGGCCTGCTCACAGAGATCCCACTAGAGTTTGACACTGATGCAGAACGTGGTAAGATCACGTACGTCAACTAAAAGAAAGGCAAACAAATGACATTAAAAGCTGGTGATTACGTAGCAATCGAAATTGGAAAGATTATTGGCTTTACTTCTGATGGTAAAGCAGTAGTAGAGTTTTCATCATTCCCAGATGATTTACAGGCTTATGACACAGAAGATTTGTATCTCTTTTCTCCACCTGAAGAGTAGCAATTTTTAGGACATTTAGCTCAGTTGGTTAGAGCATCTGGCTTACATCCAGAGGGTCGGGGGTTCGAGTCCCTCAATGTCCACTCCAAGTAAGAAAGGAAAACATGGAAATTAAACTCAGCGTCAGTATAGGAGCAACTCTCCAGGTCAACAATGCCAAAGGAGAGTGGGACTGGATTAAGCCGGTCATTCTGCGTCCGAAAAAGTGAGCTCCACCGAACCGCGCATTAGCGTCTTCACGCCGAGCCACCGTCCAACGTTCCTGAATGAATGTTTTGACAGCCTCGTAGCTCAGACCTTCTCCGATTGGGAGTGGGTTGTTGTGATGAACAATGGAGCCAACTGGCGTCCGCCGGTTGCTGATCCTCGGGTTCGAGTGTTGCAGAACAACGATCTGCATGGTGTTGGAGCGGCAAAGCGTTATGCCTGCGAGCAAGCTCGAGGTGAGTTCTTGTTGGAACTCGACCACGACGACTTGCTGGCTCGAGAAGCCTTGGCTGAAGTGGTCGCTGCGTTTGATGCCAATCCATCGGTTGGTTTCGTCTTCAGTCAGTTCGCACAGATTAATGAAGATGGTTCACGAAACGATCAGCGTTTCAACCCGGCCCACGGTTGGGAGTACACCGAAGTCGAGGTGAACGGCCAATCAGTGTTGCAGTGCAACTCAATGTTGCCCTACCCGCAGAACGTCTCCTACATCTGGTACGCACCGAACCACCTCCGAGCCTTTCGCAAGACCACCTACGACGCTGCTGGTGGGTACAACCCTGAGCTGACGGTGCTCGATGACCAAGACCTGATGTGCCGGCTGTTCCAGCACACGGCGTTCCACCTCATCGACCAGTGCCTCTACCTCCAGCGGGTCCACTCGAGGAATACTCAATCCGATCCAATGATCAACCAGGCGATCCAAACCGACACGGTTGCCCTGTATGACTCCTACGTCGAAGGCAATGCGCTGGCGTGGGCGAAGCGTGAGGGCCTGCTTGCCCTCGACCTCGGTGCGGCCCACAACAAGCACCCCCAATACTTAGGGGTTGACCAGTACGAGCGTCCAGGCGTGGACATTGTTGCCGACGTCACGAAGGGCTTGGATCTTCCTGACAATTCAGTTGGTGTCATTCGGGCTAAGGACTTCCTCGAGCACATTCCCGACAAGGTGACCTTGTTCAATGAACTCTACCGAGTGCTTGCCCATGGTGGATTGCTGTTGTCGCTCACTCCGAGCAGTGACGGTAGGGGAGCGTTCCAAGACCCAACTCATGTGGCCTACTACAACGAGAATTCGTTCTGGTACTTCACGGATCGCAACTACGCCAACTTCGTGCCGCAGATTCAGACTCGGTTCCAAGTGAGTCGCCTCGTGACTTTCTTTCCGAACGACTGGCATCAGCAGCACAATATTTCCTACGTGAATGCGAACCTGATTGCCATCAAGGATGGACCTCGCCAGGGTGGCATTCTGTCGATTTAACGGCTTCATCAAACAAGGCCGTGGAAATCCTTAAGGTCAATGGCATAGTGGTCAATCTCTACTCTTACTAAAAGTTGCACTCGAACAAGGTAACCACTATACTAGAACTATAGGCCTTGGTAGCTCAGTTGGTTAGAGCATCTGGCTTACATCCAGAGGGTCGGGGGTTCGAGTCCCTCAATGTCCACTACAAGTAAAAAGGATTAGTATGGAACGTGTTCAGTTAGAAAACTCTGATGTCTACTTGATGGTTCATGACAGCGATCAGTGCAATGGGCAACAGTGCACCATTCACAACATATCTGATCATTCCATGCGGTCTTTTCCACAGCACTGGAGAACTGACCGTGGTATCATGGAACGCATCTGCACTCATGGTATTGGTCATCCTGATCCAGATGAGTACAGGATCACAGAGCTCAAAGAGACCAGCGTGCACGGTTGCGATGGGTGCTGTGGTAGTGTAGAGTGGGACAAGGAGCAGTACAACCCACTCGCAGTATTTATGGACTGTCCACAGTGTGGTTCAGACCTCAAGCCAGAGCATGCTCACTACAAGTGTGGTGGATGTGGTTGGCGGGACAGCTGCTGCGACTAAAGTCTGGAAGCATGCCTGAGTGGCCGAATGGGACGGTTTGCTAAACCGTTGAGTGTGCAAGCGCTCCGTGGGTTCGAATCCCACTGCTTCCGCCAGCATTAACAACAAGTAAGGAGCAACATGGAACCATACAAGTATGAGCTGGACATGGATTACAAGCCAGCTGACGTGAAGGGCAAGATGGAAGGCATTGGCAAAAGCATTGCTGGCATCTATTTATTCAACAAGATCAGAAAGATTAGCAAGAACCAAAAAGAATTTCTTCTGGAAGAGCCAGAAGATTTTTCTGAACTACCAGAAGACCAGCAGATAGTTACTGTTAACGAATACGTTTTCTATGAGGCAGGCATCCAAAAGCTGGAGAGTTCACTCTCAGAACTGTTGGATAGATACCTTGAGCACTGTCCTACCCCTGATGGTGATATCATCGACAGGGCACTGTATGCTCTTAGCCTCATCAACTACGTCAAAGGAACAGAGGAAGAAAATGGAACTGAAGCTTAATGTAAGTATTGGCGCAACTCTTCAGGTGCGCAACTCCAAAGGTGAGTGGGACTGGATCAAGCCAGAGGTTGGCTGTGAGATCAAGCTGGTTGATGGTGAGATCGTAGTCGATGCTTTGCAAGACCAGTTCTCTGCCATGTGGGATGACGTTGTTGGGCCACAGTTCGCCAGCGTTGTCAAAGAACTTATAAGTGAGCAGCAGCCAGCTGTTGCTAGCAAACCAGCTCCCGTCGAACGCAACCCCGACAGTGACCTGGCACCAGTGACGGATGACTACGAGTACTAAACCGTTAGTGCTTGTCCATGTCCTAGTGAAGGACAAGGAACATACACTACCGTTCTACCTGGAAACATTAGAGCAGTGGTCCTATCCTAAGGATAGGATCATTCTCTATGTTAAGACTAATAACAACCAGGATAGAAGTCGTGAGATCCTGTCAGAGTGGACAGCCAAAGTGTCTGACCTGTACAAAAAAGTTATATTTGAAGACTATGATCTACAAGCTCCTATAACTAAATACACCACTCATGAATGGAATGCTGACAGGCAGCGTGTTATGCGAGCCGTGCGTACCAAAGGCTTTATCGCAGCTGTAGAAGAAGGCTGTGATTATTATTTTACTAGCGACGTTGACAATTTCCTGGTTCCAGAAACCCTGGATGCTATGGTAGAAGCCAACATGCCTGTGATCGCTCCCATGCTAAGCTATGCATGCGATGAGAATGAAGCGTCCGGCCCGTTCCCCAGTAACTCTACATACAGCAACTTTGATGTAACTGTGATGGACTGTGGGGATACCCACAATACAAACGGTGACTTTGATACGTTTTACTATACTATTTTGCAACGGCAGATTATTGGACTGTTCGAGGTGGGTATAGTACACTGTACATATCTTATACGCAGTGATGTGTTTGACAGAGTCAGCTACCAGAATGGTCATCCCGAAGGTTGCGAGTACATAACGTTTGCTTACAATCTGAGAATCTATGGCATACCACAGATCATTGATAACCGTAGGGTGTACGGTTGCCTGACTGCTAAAGAAGAAAACGTAGACTATTGTAGAGCATACCTGGAAAGGTTAAAGAAGGAATACCTATGACTGTTATCGCTGCTGCAATCACGCGTAAAGATGGTGTTGTTATCGTTGGTGATTCCGAACTAACCTGGGACTACACCAAGGATGATGATGGTTCGAGCAAGCTGTGGGTAGCACCGCAGCATCGGTTTATCTTTGGTGGCTGTGGTAACGTACGTTCCATGCAGGTGATCAAGCACTGGGTAGACTGGCCACACTTCCGTGATGACCATGACGTTGAAGAGTTTATGGTGAAAGAAGTTGTCACCAGGATGCGTGAAGCACTGCAGTATCATGGAGCTATGTCAGTGAGCAAGCGCACCGAGAGTTTTGATGGTAGCATCATCATGGCCTGGCAAAACAACCTGGCAGTGATTGATGATTCCTTTGGTGTTGCAATCCCTGCCAGTGGGCGCTATGCTATCGGTAGTGGCATCAGCGAAGCCCTTGGAAGCCTGGGTAACACCGGGCCATGGACCAAGGGTGATGTGATTGAAGCAGCAAGACGTGCTACACTGACAGCACTAGGAGTTGGTGGCCCGTTGTGGGTTACTACTACAAGGTCTCTACAAGTAGAGCAAATCCAGTAAGGAGAAAACAATGAAGTACATCATGCCAAAGCGCAAGGACGAAAAGCTGTCGCTGATCCCAAGCTTGGTACCAGAAGAATCAACACTCACCAGTCGTGCTGCAAACCGCAAGCTCAGCGAAGAGAACGTGAACCTGGCTGACATTGATGGTGTGCTTACCAGCGTGTACGAGATCATCGGCATGACTGATACCACCATTGTCAGCAATGCCACGCCAGTGCATATCGATCTCATGGCAGAAGAACTTGTCGCAGTGCGTAATGCCAAGGATTTAATCGAAGGCCGTGAGAGCGCACTCAAGGCGTATGCCACTGATATTATCAACTACCGAATCAGTGCTACCGGAGATGACCCATCAGAGAAGAGTGGCTTTCTGGTCAGTCCTGATAACGGTATCAAGATCAGCAAGGAAGTCAGCGGTGGCAAGCTTACTGTGGATGTTGATCTGCTCAAGACCGTGCTGGATGCAGAACAGTTCAAGAGCGTGACCAATATGGTCACTACTCACACCACCACTGAGTTCGCTGATGGTAGTGTTGAGATGAGCAAGACCACCACGTACGAGCTCAATGAAGAAGCTCTGGAAAAGCAACTGGCCCTGGGCACAGTTGGCATGGAGCAGATTGTCAAGGCAGCTACGCCTGGCAAGATCAAGACGGCTGTGTATGTCAGAAAGCTCAAGTAGTAGAAAGAGGGTCATCCCCATTCGGGATGATGAACTGCTGTTCAACACCACGATGGCTGCTGCATTCTTTGACATGACAGCCAACGCCCTCAGAAAGAAAGAGAAGTACCTGTTTGATAATCAGGCCAATCCCATTGTCGCTCACCGCACCGAAAGCAATCGCCGTAGGTACAGTCTGAACGATATCCTCAGGATTGCACACGCTCTGCGAAGAGCTGATAAGATGACGGACAGACAGCTCAGGCTGATAGTGCTAAGAGTAGATGCCTTCAAGGAACCAGTCAAGAAACACCGACTGCGTTACCGCAAGGGCCGGAACGTGATGGAGTAGAGGACATGCGAGTAGGATTCTGTTGTAAGTACATCGGTGACGACGAGTGCAACATGCGCTCCACCACAGTTGCCTGGCTTAACCGCCAGACCATGCGTGATGCTGAGATCCGTATGCGTGAGATCATGCACCACAACCTGGCAGCCATTGAGAAGCTGATCCGTAACGTTGGCGCAGGGCCAGAGATCACCCGTATGGTTCGCCTGGGCAGTGACATTCTGCCCATGTATACTCACGAGGTTTGGCAGAAGTTCTGGCAGAAGCCAGACATTCAAGTCATTATTGCTGACAGGTTCAAGCAGATCGGTGACCTGGCACGTGAGCTTGACGTTCGCCTGTCATTCCACCCAGGTCAGTTCACCGTGCTTGCCAGTGACAAGCAAGATGTGGTAGAGCGTTCCATCCATGAGTTCGAGTACCACTGTGACATGATCCGCTGGATGGGATACGGACAAAAGTTCCAGGACTTCAAGTGCAACGTGCACATCAGCGGCGCGCAGGGTGCACAGGGCATTATCGATGTTCTCCCACGTTTGTCAACAGAAGCACGCAACGTGATCACCATCGAGAATGACGAGATCAGCTGGGGTCTTGACGAATCGCTCAAGCTGGCAGAGCACTGCGCACTGGTGCTGGAT